GCCGGCGACGGCCATCGTCTGGTATCTCGGTGCCGTCGCCGTATCCAGCGCGAGGGCGCTCACACCCGTGCCCGTGGCAAGCTGGCTCACCCCATTCAGGACGCGATGGGCCATGGGCTAGGTTCTCCGAATGTCGGGCACGAAAAACCCGCCTCGGTGGGCGGGTGCGTCAGTTCAGAAGCGGACGGTCAGGCCGCTGATCTGTTGTTGGCGACGAAGCGCTCCAGCAGGCCGATCATCCGAGTGACCAGGCCTTTCAGCTCGGCGTCGCTCGTATGGGACTGCTGCATGGTGGTGACGAGCTGCTGCACGTTGGCCGTCATGGCGGCGGCGCCCTGGTTCGCGGCGTTTGGCATGCCGCCGCCCATCAAGCCTTGGGTGTCGCGGACGATGCCGTCACGGATACGGTTGTAGTCGGTCGAGCCGGCGTAGAAGCTTTGCCCGAACTGGGCGTAGGCCGTGGCGTCCGATGCGAAGCGAGCCAGCGCTGTCGGGTCACCGGCCGAGGCCTGCGCGTAGGTAGCTCGATACGTGGATTCCAGGCCTGCCAGTTGGCCTCGGGGATCGACGTTGGCCAGCGCACCGCCGGGCTGCAGCGACCGTACGAGATCCTGCAGGCTGCTCAGCGAGCGCTCCGCGGAGTCCTCGACGATCTGCGCCCGCTGCAGGGCATACAGTTCCTCGATCCTGTTGATCTGGTCGAGGGCGCCGGTGACGTTCTTCAGGATGTCGTTGTTGGTGGCGATCGCCTCGGTGCGCCACTTATCGAGATCGGCGAGCTGGTTGATGGTGGGGTCAGTCAGGTCGTTGATGCCGCGCTGGATGCTGTCGGCAAATCCCGTCGCGAACTTCAGCCGTTCGGCCTGCTTGGCAGCATCGATTCCACCAGTGGCGAAGCCGAACTTGGATGCCGTGTCGTAGAGCCCGGCGAACTGGGCGTCGATCTGGGCCAGCGCCTGTTCCACACCGCTCGTCGAGGCACTCAAGCCCTTCAAGGCTTCGTCGAAGGCCATGACCTCGGCGACGACGGTCGACAGCGTCTGGAAGGTGTCCTTGCCGGAGCGATTCACCTCGCCCAGGGCCTTGCGCATGTTGTCGGAGATCTCGCCGACGGCACCGCCCAGGATGCTTTCCAGGGTGGCTGCAACCCCCGCCGCCTCCATGCCGATGTCGCCCGGGGTCGAGCCCATGCCCCACTGGCGACGCTGGCCGTTGGGACCGACCAGGAACGAGGTCTGGTTGCTGAAACTGCTGTCGTCGCCGTACTGCTGGCTGAACGACTCCAGCGCCACACCCCAGACCCGGCTGGCGTCCTTGACGCCGCCCAGCGCCTGCAGAATGCCCTGCATGGTCTGGCCGACCTGGCCCAGCGGGCCCTGCAGGCTGCCGGCGTTGGCGTTCGGCCCCCAGGCGCCACCCGTGGTGAAGAAGCCGTTGCTGCCGTAGCTGACCTGGCCGTAACCCTGGTCGGTGATGGTGGGCTTCGATGGGCCCAAGCCGAACAGGCCCGGTAGAATGTTCCCGGCAAGAGCGATCAGGGGGCCGGCGATCTGGCCAAAGCCGGGGATCAGGGAGACGCCGGCGCCAACGATCGAGGAAATGCCACCGATGGTGTCGGCCGTGCTCTTGCTGTTCATCAGCTGGAAGACGCCCATACCGGCGCCAGCCGCCGCACCGAGGCCCTGACCCCACGACATACCGCCGAGTTGCGCCCCCAACCCGAGAGGCTGCCCCGTCAGCGACGCCGTCATCGTGGCGGCGTTCAGCGCGTCTGCTCCCATGATCGGCTGATTGAGAAAGCCGAACATGTTTCCGAGCCCGCCGCCGCCGAACATGCTGCCGCCGCCCATCGACGGCATCGACATGCCACCACCGCCCATGCCTGGGAACGACATGCCGCCGCCCAGACCCATCGACTGAGCCATCGACGGAGACACCGCATTGACCAGCACCGACATGACGGGGCGGATCGTCGCCAGCGCCAGAAACTCGGCGGCCATGCGACGAACGATGCGACCAAAGGTCTGGCCCAGTGATTCGAACGTGAACTTGCCGCTTTCCAGCATCGTCTCGAAGGCGTCGGCTCCGGTCTGCTGGATGCTCTCCAGGGCCGATTTCAGCGGTGCGGTCCACAACTCCTGCGCCCGACGAAGCTCCTCGGCTTGTGCCTTCAAACGTTCGCCCGTCTCGACCACCTGCATCCGTCGGTCGATCATTTCCTGCGTGACGGCGATACCAGCCCTCTCGGCGTCCTGCCGCACTTTGATCAACGCGATTTCCTTCGCGATGATCTCGGGCGACTGGCCCATCAGTCGAAGCTGAGCCTCCAGGATGACGTTCTGGTTCTCCAATTCGACGGTCGTCTCGATCCACTCGCGGCGGGTGTCTGCGATGGCTTTGGCTTCCATCTCGGCGGCGATCTTCGCGGCGCTCGCCGGATCGGCGTTCTGCTGCGCGCGCTTGATATCGAACTCGAGTTGAAGCGCCTTCTGTTTTGCGACGTCACCGGCGGCCTCGGCCAGCCTGTTGGTCAGGTCGATTTCCTCACGGAGAGCGGACAGCATGGTCTCGTCGGTCAGCCGCTGGCGCGCGTCGAACACCTCCATTTGAAGGCCGCCCGTGCCGTTCTCATCCCTCGACGCACGAGCCTCCGCCTCGGCTCGACGCATCGCGTAGGCGCCCCGCTCCACAACACCCATCGCCGCGGCGATAGCGGCCAGTTCGTCCGTGTACTGCTTCGCGGCATTGACGCCGCCCATCATTTCTTCGTTATTGAGGATCGTGCGGATCGAGTCGCCATAGGCCTTGATCTGATCGGCGGAAACCTCGACGTTGTTGCCGACATTCGCCCACACGAAGGCGAGCACCGCCGCCTCGACCTTCGCTTCGATCGTAGCGGCCTTGCCCTTGCGAACGGCATCGAGCATCCGCTTCGAAGCATCGGCCTCTTGTTGCTTCAGGACGACGATATCGGCGACTTTTTCCTGTTGCTCGGCAAGGGCCGCCGTAATGGCATTCTGCTCGCGTGCCGGATCGCCTCCCGACAGTTCGCGGACACGTTCCTGCAACGCCATGCCCGCCGGGCTGTTGTCGTTGGCACGGAAGCCGTTACGGCGGTTGACGTCGTTAATCGCCTTCAGCGCCGGGTCGATATTGGATGCCTCTTCTCGGGCGCGCTGAATGCTGCCACGGAGAATGTCCATCTGCCGCGCCGCTTCCTCGGCCGACAGGTTGGTGAGGCCCGCTTGCAGGTTATCAAGCGCCTTCTCCATCGTGTCGATGTCGCGGCGATTGTTGCGATATGTCTCGCCGAGCTCGTCGAACTTCCTCGCGACCGTCGTCGCATTCAGCAGGATTTCGTCAGCGGCTCGGCGCGTGGCGTCTGCAGTGGCCTTTTCTTCAAGGCGTATCTGTGCGTGAAGGTTTCGGAGGGCTTGCGCTCTTTCCTCCAAGGCCTTCTTCACCAAGGCAGTCGAATTTCCGACGGCGCCGCCGCGCTGGGTGCCCAGCGGGTCCGGCGAAAGCCTGCCCGCCGCGGTCTCAGGCGAAACATCCAGCACCCCACCAGGAATGGTGCCATCGGTTCGCGCAACGATGGCGGCGCTACTTTCGGGGGTGCGGGCCTCTCTCAATGCCTTGGCCGCCTTGGCGGCGAGTTCCAGCGCGTTGCGGTACTGGTTAACCAGCGGGATCGAGTCGGCCAGATTCTTCAAGGCAACGCCGAGATCGGTGCCGATGGAACTGAACAGACTGCCCACGGATTTCGGCATCCGCTCGAACTCAGCGTTCACCGCCGTCGAGCGCTCCAGCAGGGCGTCCATGACCTTCCGGTTGGTCAAGTCGCCTTCGCTGGTCATCAGCCGCAGTTGCGTCACGGAGACGCCGAGTCCGGCAGCAATCTGCTCGGCAATCTGCGGAACGCTGGCCAGGACGGCTTTGAGTTGATCTGCGCTGACCGAGCTCTGTTTCAGGATTTCGGCCAAGCCCTGCCGCCCGGCGCCGGCCTCGTTCTCGTTTGCGCCGGACATCTTGATCAGGCGTTCCGCCACCGAGGCGATATCGAGGATGTTCTGGCGAGATGCACCCAGGCCCTGCGTCGCCTTGGCAAAACCCTCGACGCTGGCCGTGGCCTGATCGATACCGATGGCCACCGACGACGCGACCTTGGCGATGTCGCGATACATGCCGACCGCCGCCGTTCCCGACCCCATCAACGTCCCGAATCGACGATCCTGCTCCCGCAGGTTGTCGTTCATCTCGGCGAGACTATTCAGGGCCGCGGTGCCCGCGATGCCGGCAAGACCGACGCCCCCGGCAGCCAGGGCCGGCTTCGGGATCGCGTTCAGCATGTTCCTGAAGCCGCCGAACAGCATCGATATCTGCGGGCCCTGCTGCGCGGCAACCACCGCAGGATTCATACCGCCGGCCAATGACGTGAAGACGTCTTGCAACTGATAACCCAGCATCACCTTCTGCTGAGCATTCAGGCCGGTCTGCCCGGGCGTTCCCATGTAGCCGGTCGCCATGCCGGCCGCGACGGGTCGAGCCGCTTCCTGGCGGGCGACCGCCAGCTGGCGAAGCGCGGTCCGCTCCATCTCCAGGGCGGCCACGGTGGTCATGATGGCCTTGCCTTCGGCCGACGCTGCAGTGACACCGGCGCGACGCAACGCATCGTGTTGCATGCGCTCCGTGGAGGTCCGCGAAAGCTGGGCGCGTTCGAACTCCAGGTCGGCGACGACCTTCCTCGCGACGTCGGCTCGCTGTTGGGCCTGACGATTGGCCTCGGCCGCGTCGGCGGCCCGCTGCCGGGCAAGCGCCGCGTATCCAGCGGCCGACTGCTGCGTCAGCTGGATTGCCTGCCGCTCCTGTTCCGCCGCAAGCCGCGATGCCTCAAGCGCCTGCTGTCGCGCCTGGCGCTCCGACTGGAGCGAGCGAATGGTGTTGCTGATCGCTTGGCCCTCGGCGGACAATTCCGCGACGCCAGCACGCTTCAGCGCCGTATACCGCGCCTGCTCGGCAGCACTTCGGTTTAGTTGGTCCTTCTCGAATTGCAGGTCCCGAAGCGTGCGCTGTACCCGACGCGAGAACTCGTCAGTCGACTTCGCTGCAACATCCGTCGAAGAAGTGAGCTTCTCGACAGAGCGGCCGGCCTGTTCAGCTGCTTTCGGCAGCTCGCGAAGTCGAACCGTCGCCTGCTGTAGCGAATCGGAGTTTACCTCAAGAGCCAGGGCGGCAATGTCCGGCATGGCTCACCCTCCCTGGCCTGGGCTATCGTCCCCGGGTTCCCAATGGAGGGAGGGGATCGATGCGGTTGTGGTTGTTATTAGCGGTGGCGGTTTCAGCGAGTGGATGCGACGCGCGGCAGCCGGACGTCAGATGGGGGAAGTCCGGCGCATCTCAGCAAGACCTGGATAAGGCGACGTACGAATGCGAGAGAGATACGCGCGCAGTAGCGACTAGTTTTGGACGGGGCGGAGCTGCCTCCACTGGAGCCAGTGATTACTTTCAGCGCTGCATGAGGGGCCAAGGCTGGGCGCTGGAATACCGATACGAGTAGGAAATGATGGGGCGACCCGACAGGAAGTCGCCCGCTCATCCCTCCCCCTTCCCTTTCTTGCGGCGACCGATCGATCGGAACAGGGCCTTGATGCCGCGCCCGTCGTTCACATCGGCGCTCGCCGCAAGGTTTTCGCCCGGTGGCTTCTTTGGAGCCGCCGACTTCGCCGCCTCGAGAAAGGCGTCGTCGATGGCTTCAATCGTCTCGATTTCCCAAGGCGCCATCCGGAAACCGGTCTGGCGCACGAAGGCATCGATGTCCTGCCAGCTGATTGGATCTTGGCTGGCGAATCCCATGGCGGTTCGCCGCCTCAGTCGATGGTAAGCCTGCCATAGATGGGCCAACGCCATAGGAAACTCCGGCATGGCAAGCTCTGCCTCGATCTTGTCGGCCTCCTCTTTCTTGTTCTTTTGAAGCGCTCGCTCCAGCCTGCCCTGCAGTTTCTCGCGCCGGGGACGCCCGTCCTCTGGGCTGAGAAGGTAGAAGTGGCGCTCAGCGAAGGCGGCTAGTTCTCGTCCGAGCGCGGCGTAAAAGACTGCTCTTCACGCGTGAAGGCGTTGATCTGTCCGTATACGACGCCACCGTGTCGCAACAGGACCTTGCGCACGTTCTCCGGCGTGCAAGGGAAGTCGGCGCCATTCATGGTCATCTCTGACCACCGCAAGGTGCGGGTGACCAAGTGCTCGACGCTGTTGGCAAACAGCTCCTCGGTCGTTTCCTCTTCGCCCTTCCAGTTCTTGTTGTTCACCTGGGCGCGCTGAATCTCGTTCTGCCGCTTTAGGTATCGGTCGCTGATCTTTCTGGTGAGCGCAACCGTCAGTGGATGTCCGGGCCCTGCCATCGTCCAGACCCAGCCGGTCTTCTCGCCGCGCACATCCAATATCTCGATATCGGCCTCGTCGAGGTAGGAGAACGACGCAAGGTCGAACGACTTCTTTTCCGCTTCCATTGTCTATCCTGTAAGTACCGGGATGCCGGGTAGGAGCCGCCCGCCCCCGGCGGAACGGGCGGCCCCCGTCTCTCGCGAGAGAGGTCGATTAGCTGCCAGTCGGGTCGGCGCTGTCTTCCCAGGCGGTCGTGTTCAGCCCGACGTTGAACGTCCTGCGCGTGATCGCATTTACGTCCGCGACGTTGACCGATCGGGACATGACCTGCCCCGCGAAGTAGAACGTCGAGGGCGAGTACTCCGACGTCGGCTCGTTGTTCAGCACGACGCGGAAGCGGAAGTTGGACGGGCTCTGCTCGGCCTCAACAGCCGCGAGTTGCCCCGCGTCCTCGGCGTCATAGCCGCATACGATCGCCAGCGTGCCGGCATCGCGGACGCCCTTCAGTTTGATCAAGCGCTGGTCGCCGAGACTGGCGAAGGTGATGGCGTTCGCCTGGTCGCCGAACTCACCGAGCGATTCGACCGGAGCGATCTCCACCCAGTCGCCTTCGATGACGGCTTCGAAGTTGGCGATCGCCGCCGCTTCGTTCATGCCAGCGAAAACGCTCAACGCTACTTCTGGGCCGATATAAACTTTCGTGCCTGCGCTCGAAGAGATGTTTGCCATTTGGGGTCTCCTTCATGGCGTGAGAGGACCCCGGCCACAGGCACGGGGCGGTAATCCCGGTCGCGCCGGGAATGCTGGAAATGAAAAAGCCCCGCGTGTTGCGGGGCTGGGGTCAGGCGATGTTTGCGAGCGTCGCTAGCTCAGGCTCTCGTACCGAATACTGACGACGGTCTCCCACCAGACGCTGTTCGCCGACTTGCTGCCCGGCAGGACATCCGGCGCCTGTTGGATTCGAACCTTGATGTCGTCTTCGAACAGCGTGAGGTCGGCGGGGAATTGCTCGGCAATCGATCCAGCCAACTCGTCGGCCGTCTCCGTGCCGGTGTTGATCGGCACCTTCACCGTCAGTTGCAGGATGCCCTGTCGCAGGTGTGGTGCGCTGCCCAGCACCAAGCGTGTATTCCGGTTCGGAATGAAGTCGACGTCGATGTAGGGTGCCGGCGGATTCGGCGCCTCGAAATGCTCATTCGGCCACGCGATGGGCGGATCGTCCGTCAATTCGAGAGCCTCGATCTGCGCCGTCAGCGCGGCTTTGATGGCCTCGTCGATGGTGGCCATCAGCCCGCCCCTCTGACTATCCGCGCGGCCTCATCAACGATCTGCCTCCAGCGCTGAATCGCTAGACGCATGAATGCGTATTTGTCCTCAAGCTTGTGTGCCCACGGCGCCCGGAAGCCGAGCCACACGGTCTGTCCGACCTCGACACCCGCGATGGCGTTGTTGATGGCGTCCGATGGATCGCGGAACTTCTTCGTCTTCCAGTTTACCGTCGGCCTTGCCAGCGCTGACACCGTCCGTGAGTTGACGGTGTTCCCAGTTACCTTCGGCGTGTTCTCCGCGATCTCTGCGTCGAGACCGCGAAGCGCCTGGTGCAACACAGCGGTCTGCTTGACTTCGCTCTTCTTCGCCCAGTCGGTCACGGCGGCGCTGAACTTGTCGGCCATGACTACTTCGTCTTTATGGCGATGATCATTGACTGATCCATCGTGCGCCCGCCGTCCGTCACCACCCGATTCGTCAGCGTGTACTTCGTGCCGAGCGTTCCGCCGCTCAGCCAGATCGTCGTCGTCGTGTTGTTATGGGTGTCGCTGTCCTTGATGAGAAGCGCATCCGGTGCGCTCGGCATGATCCAGGTCGAGGTGTCGATCGTGTCGCTGCCGGTCAGGCGATCCGACCAGTCGACCAGATAGTCGAGCACCTCATCGGGATCTTTGTCGGGCCACTTAAGCGCCATGCTCTGCTCCCTTAAGCGGCCTCGGCTTCGTTATCGATCGGCGGCACGACGACGCTGCGATCCTGGGCGGCAACAGTCGCGATGCGATTCTCGGCGGCCACCACGGCGACCCGATCCTGCTCGGCGACAACCGCCCGTCTCAGCTGGGCCGCAACTTCGACTTCCCGATCCTCTGCCGCGACGATGGCTCGCCGCGATGCTGGAACCGGCGTCAGGACAAGGACCGTCAGGACAGCGCCGCTGAGCCCGATCGCGCCGGGGACAACAAGAACGTCGCCACCACCGGTGGCGTGGACTGACGGCGTCGCGCCTGAGGCTTCGATGCTGCCGGCGACTACGTTGACGAACTGGTTTTCAGTCGCTTCGACGGTGGCTGTTGCCCCGGCAAGCTCAGCCGAGCCAGCCACGACATCGACATTGACCGGTGTGGCGACGGTCGGGACGGCACCGGCAAGACTGATCTCGCCCGGCAGGACAGAAACGTACTGATGCGCCGTCGTGGCGACTGTGGCCGTGGAACCGGTGGTTTCTGCCGTGCCCGGAACCACCGGGACATTGACGTTGGCCGAGACGAGAACCGTTGCCGTGGCACCGTCGAACAGGACGACGCCGGAGACCACCTCGACGGTGACGTGGGCGGTGGCGACGACGGTTGCCGTGCCGCCGGCCGCCTCGATCTGCCCCGGGACGACATCGACCTCGACCGCACTCGCCGCGAACACGGTTGGTGTCGCGCCCGTGAGCTCGGCCGAGCCCGGCACGACTCGGACCAGCTGATTCTGCGTCGTCTCGACGGTAGACTGCGCACCGGTCGCCTCGATGGCGCCGGGCACGACCAGGATGTCGATCTGATCCGACAGGGAGACCGTGGGCACGGCGCCCGCGATCTCGATTGCGCCGGCCTCCACCCGGACCAGGACATCCTGCGTGGCTTCGACGGTGGCCGTTGAGCCCGCCAGTTCGGCGGCGCCCGCGACTATCCTGACGAGCGTGTCGGTGGTGACATCCACCGTCGGCGTGGCACCTTCGATGACAGCGGCACCCGCCACCACGTGGACGAACACATCCGCCGTCGTGGCAACCGTCGGAACGGCGCCACTGGCCTCGATCGACCCGGCTATCACATCGACGAAGACATCGGCCGTCGTCTCGACGGTCGGTGTGGCCCCCGCTACCTCCGCAGAGCCTGCAACAATCTGAACAAAGACATCCGCGGTCGTCGTGACCGTGGGCGTTGCACCGGAGACCTCGGCCGCCCCAGCGATGACGTTGACGAACTGGTCGTTTCCGACCGCGACCGTGAGGGTGGCGCCGGTCAGTTCCGCCGCGCCGGCAACGACCGACACAAACTGGTCAGCCGTGACAGCGACGTCGGGAGTGGCCCCGGTGGCCTCGATCTCGCCGGGCTCTACGTTGACGAATTGGTCCGCTGTAACGGCGACCGTGGCGACGGCGCCCGCAATCTCAAGGGCGCCGGCGATGACACCGACGAAGACGTCGGCGGTCGTAGTGACTGTTGCCGTGGCGCCGGCCGCTTCGGCGACCCCGGCAACCACATTCACGAACTGATCGGCGGTGATTTCTACAGCCGCCGTCGCGCCCGTGACCTCAATGGCCCCCGGAACGACACTGACGAACTGGTCGGCGGTCGTGGCGACAGTCAGTGTCGCGCCGGAAACCTCTATCGCGCCAGCGACGACGTCGACTTGGACGGGTGTCGATTCGAAGCCGCCACCAATCGGCAGCCGGCCGATCGGCCCGCCGCCGATGGCGCTCATCTAACGTCTACTTCTTCTTGGTTCGGCTCGCGGCCTTGGCCTCAAACTCCGCGACTTTGGTTTCGGCCGTTTGGGCGCGCTTGGTCAGCGCGACAACCTGCTCAATCAAACCTGCAGACTGGACCTCCAACTGCTGGATGCGCTGGGTGAGATACTTGATGCCTTCCATTGGGAACTCCTACGAGCTGGCAACGATTCGCCAGGTGTTGTTGGCGCTGTCCGCTATGAGAAGCGCCCAAGCACCATCCGTGCCCGGCAGGATCGCCGTGCTTGCCGCGGCACCTGTGCGCGGCGTCACGTTGGATGATGCTGACACCACGGTCTGGGCCTGAATGGTGACGATGAGGTACATCGCGCCACCACACGTATTTGCCGCCGGCAGGGTGAGAGTGTTTGATGCGCCGCGATTGTTGATGACGCAGAAGTGGTCGGCGGTAAGGGTTGTGTTGGCGGTGACGATGGCGAAAGGGAGAGAAAGCGTCTTTGTGAGCGCCAGTATCCCGTCGGTTCGCCAGTTCGCTACCGCGGCGCCACCGACCGAGACGTACACAGTCGAGCCGCCCACCGCCAATGGCTGAAAACTGACACCACCTGTAGGGTCGACAGCCTCGATCGAGCCGCCGCCGGTTCCAGACGGGACAAAGCGCAATCCGCCGTTCGTGCTATTGGCGAGAATCGCGTAGGTGTTGTCGGGGACGGTGATCGTCTGCTGGGCCGTGAAGGTGTTGGCACCGAGGATCGCCAGCGTTCCAGACGTCGGAAGAGTGACCCCTGTGGTGTTCGTCGTGGTGAGCGTCAGGGCATGGTTGCCGGAGCGCGTCAGCGTGGCGGCGGCGTTGTTGGCGACGCCCGTGCCGCCGTTGGCCGCTCCAACTATGCCGGTCAAAGCGGCAGCGTCGGTCGAATACCAAGTCGTGCCGTTGATCGCCCGGAGCACCACGAGCTTGCCGGCCGGAAGCGAATATGCGGCATTGGTTGAGAGCGCATCGATAGCGTCGCCGCTCGCCGGAAAGATCAGGGCGGTATCGGCCGAGTCCGCGTTGTAGATCGCGACCACCAGACCGGCAGCCGCTGCAGGCAGGACAGCCGCAGAGTTGGCGGCAGTGACCGTCGACAGGACGTTCCAATCGCTCGTCAGAACGGTCCCCGCACCTTGCGTCGTGCCGTTGGTTGTCACCGTGGCACTGGTGCTGAGCAGCGGGAGCGTGAGAGATGGCCCGGTTGCCCGGACGAAGCCGCCGCCGGAGCCGGTCTCGTCTGTCAGGACGGCCGCAAGGTTTGCGCTGTTGGAAGTGGTGAGGAACGTCCGCATGGCAGACGACAGGTCGAACAGGGCTGCAGCACCCGAGCCCGTGAAGTAGATGCCTTTGTCGGCAGCGCTGGTCAGGCCGGCAATCGCAGAAAGCTCCGCATCGTTCAGCGCAAAACTGTCGTCGCTCACGAGCGCAGCGAAGTTGGCACTGCTCGGCGTCGTCAGGAACGTCCGCATCGCCGACGAAAGGTCCGCCAAGGCGGCGGTGCCGCTGCCGGTGAAGTACGGGATCTTGTCCGCCGCGCTCGTCAGCCCCGCCAGGGCCGCAAGCTCGGCGTCCTGCGCCTGCACGTTGGTTCCGATGACCAAGCCCAGGGTGGTTCGCTGGGCGGCGGCATCTGCATCGTCGAGAAGGTTACGGCCCGCCGTGGTGATACTGCCGAGGGTGACGGTATTCGACGCGGAGAAGTAGGGGAAGGTGTCGGCCGTCCCGGCGCTGTTGACGAGCGCCCTTCCGCCCGCGGTGATCGCCGCAAGCGACCACGCATCGCTTCCGGAGAGATAGGGGAAATTGCCGGACGTGCCGCCGATGTTGGCGAGTGCGCGCCCACTGGCCGAAACGTCGAACGTCGCCGGGGTGTCGGCTCCGGTGAAGTACAGGCCCTTGTTGGCTGCCGTGGTCAGGCCGGCAAAGGCGGTGAGGCTGGCATCCAGTGGCTGATAGGCGGACGCCGCAGCGGCCGTGGTGAGGTAGTCGGCCAGCGACGCATTGATAGCCGCGATATCGCCGACAATGTCGCTGAGCAAGTCGGCAATGACCGTGCACGTCAGTACGGCTGCACCGCCAAGATCGAGCGGATCGCCACCGTCAGACGATCCCGTGACCATCCGAGTGGCTGTCGTGGCGCTGTCGTCCAGCGTCAGATAGCCGTTTTCCCAGGCGTCGCCCTCCTCCAGTCGGTAGGGCGGGTTGTCGCCATCGACTGCGCCCGCATCGACAAAGCTCTGCCACCCCGCCGGGACGGTGCCGAGCGTGATTGCGCCCGTTCCCGTCGAGGCAATGGCATGCCGGACGTTGTCGAAGAAGGCGACGGCCATGGTGGCTTACGCCGCACTACGCCGGGCTGAAGTGGCGGACTTGGCAGCTTCAGCCGCCTTCGCAATCTCCGCAGCTTCGTGGGCGCGCGCGGCCTTGTCGAGGATGCGAGTCAGGCCGCGAATGCGGCGGATGCTCGTGAAGTTGCTCAGGCAGACCGGAACACCTTCGGCGTCCACGCCGATGATGACGATCTGCTTCAGCTTCCTTTCCGTCGCCTCCACGAGCGTGGCCTCTACGGTGCGCTCGGTCGCGACCTCTTTCGCGACCTCCGGAAGCATCTGATCGATCGGGTTCTTCGCCATGGCGAATCTCCTCCTTATGCCGGGTTGACGGTGTTAGTGAACCACCCGTTGGACACGTGAGGCGTGACCGTGAGGCTGTTGCCGTCGGTCGCCGAGACGTTCGCGGGCGTGGCATCGAGCAGCATGTAGCCGATCAGCTTGTCGTTGGTGGCGTCGGTGTCGATCAGGATGGCGTAGCGCGCCGTGATCGGGCCGCCAGATGCGTTCCAGACAACCGGGTCGGAGTCGAAAGTCGCGACGCCGCCGGTCTGTGCCCAGGTGATGCCAGTCAGCGTGACGCCGCCCGTCGTGTAGCCTACGGCGTTGGCGACCTCGTTGGTGAGGTCGGCAAGCTCGTCGTGCGACAGGCTCGGCGTATAGCTCGACGTGTGCAGCTGCAGCTTGAAGGTGTGGGTATCGAAGTCGATCGTCCCATCACCGATCAGCTCGGCAACGCTGTTGTAGAACGTGAACTGACCTGCGGCCATGGGATGGTCCTTTCAGTGCTGGCGACGGTTTGGGGCGCCGCCGAGCACAGGCCGGCGGTTAACCGAAGCGCGAGGCTTCGGAATCGGTGCGGGCGATCAGCTCGCGACGAAGATGTGGAAGCGCGCGGCAGGCCCGGCGGCGGGCACCGCTTCTATTTTCTTGATGATCCTCACGGCGCCGTCGATCCGAAGGACATCGCCGTTAATGCTTGGCACGAGGTCGACGACGGTGCTGCCGTTCCTCGCCTTGGGGGAGACGATCAGCATGAGGTCGGTGGAGAGGATGGTTTCGTCGTCGATGTACTCAGCCCCTACTCCGTTGACCCGTGCATCGAGGGTGTAGGTCGTGGCCGAGCGGGTCAGGGTGACGGTACCGGTGTTCCAGCGCTTCAAGAGCGCGGCCACGCGGGTGCGCTTGGGGGCGTAAGGGTCAGGCACAGTTCGCCTCGCGGTAATGGGCCATGACCGCCCGATCGAGCCGCATCGTGGGTAGCGTCCACGGCTTTATGTGGCCCGGGAAGAACATCACCCGGCAGTGCGCCCAGTGGCGGCGCGTCGAGGGTCGATACGCGAAAACGCCGTGCTCGTAGCCCCAGGTAGCCTCATTCGGCCCTAGGCAGTGGGTTATCCAGGCCTGGTCCGAGCCGACAAACTGCTGCCCGGCCAGCGCCGCTCCCTCGATCGTCAAATGCTCGTAGACCTGCGGACGGGCGCCGGCGGTGATGAGCATCATGCTGCCGTTGTAAGGTCGGCCCCGTGATGTGCCGCGAAAGATGCGGAAATCGTTCTCGACGTCGAAGAGTGGATCGAGCGGACCGGCGATGACGCAGTCGAGGTCCATGCAGACGAAGCGATCGCCAAAGATGCGCGCGGCATCGGGCCCGAACATCACGAGGCGCCGCAGGCATTGCGGCCGACGCTGCGGCCAGGTCGGAATGCGCCATTCCTCGAATTCTCGCGGCGGCGAAATGATGTCGATCGAAGGGATGATCCCTTCGGGAGTGTCGGTGACGCATGCCAGGCGGTGCGGCATCTGAAGATTGCGGCGCACCATGTCGGCCCAGATGTTGACGTGCTGGGCGGTATACTGCGTCCGCCCGCCCGGCTGCTTCCAGTACCAGGTGAGAACGGTCAGCATGCGACGTCCGGCATATGCTGGCGCGCCCACTCGAAGAACCGCGGTTTCCCGGCTTCCCACGCGCCCATGAAGTGCAGGACGTTGCAGTCGTCGGCCGGCTCGCCGTGGTGCTCGATCGAATGGTTCCACTTCGCCAGTGGCAGGAAAGCGACGTCGAGGCCGCGGCGCCGCTCGATGCCATAGTCTGCCGGCATCGGCACGAGGGCCCGCTCGATGGCGAGCATGTCGTCACACATCTCCTCGCCGGTATCGTCAGCGATGAGGCGGAGCACCGGGGCGACCTTCTCTCGGCTTGCCGCCGGCACATACATGAAGCCGTTATTGAGCCGCCATCGCTTGTGGTCCTTCATAAAGGCGATCGCGAAGTCCGCCGCCGGCAGTTCGACACGGAAATCGCGGCGGATGATGCAATCGGCGCCAACGAAGATCGTATCGACGCCAGCGGAGTGCGGTGACGCCAGCCAGCGCGCCTGTACCTCGGTCGTCGCCCGCATCAGGCTGTAGGGAAGATCGACGAACCACGGCGTCAGGCCCACCTCGTAGGCCAGCGGCGCGGTGAGCGAATCGGTCAGGACGACGTGCTCGAGGCCGAGGCGCCGGCAGGAGGCGTCGAGGATCCGAAGCATGTCGCGATAGGGCGCCGCGTTCGGAAAATCCTTCGGCCTCGACACCCAGAACGAGGCGACGACCGTGCGGCTCATGCGTAACCTTGCCTCTCAGCCCAATCGAAGAAGAACTGCTTTCGCGCTTTGCCGCGGAAGTGAACCATGCAGGCGTCGGCGCAGGCGTCGTCCAAGGATGTGGGCAGCGCGTTGAACCGCCTCATCGGCAGGAACGCTACCGCGACGCCGTGGCGCTCATAGACGCCGTGTGAGACGGGCATAGGCTCGAGTTCGGCGCGGACGGCGCGCTGGTCGTCGCACCAGACCGTTCCGCATCGGTCGGCGATGCGCCGATAGATGGCGGCGACCTTTCGGAGCGAATGGCGCCTGATTAGCTGCGCGCCGGTGTTAATGGGATAGCGCGAGTCCTGGTCGCGATAGGTGACGCAGAGGCCGGGGTCGCGAGGATAGAACTTGATCGGGTCGCCCACGAAGATGCAATCAGCCCCGACGAACAAGACATCTTGCGCCGCGGACCCCATCCTTCCGAGATGGTGTTGGGTTTCCAGGTAGCGCGCCTGCAACTCGGTGCAGGCCTGCATCAGCGGCTTCGGGATGTCGGCACAGGCAAAGTCCTCGATGCCGGCCGGCCACTTCGGCGAGCGGCGGGTCTCAAGGTCGGTCAGCACGACGTGGCGCATGTGAAAGCGATCGCAGGAGCGCTGCAGAATCTTCAGCATGCCCGGATAGTTGCGAGCCTCGGCTTCCGGATGCTCGTCGGGGCGCAGCACCCACAGCGAGACGACAGTCGGCCGCTTCTTTGGCATCAGACGGAGATCGCCGCGACAATGGCCCCGCATGCCGGGCGCTCGGTGTAGTCAGGCGCCAACGCCCTCAGTCGCGCCGGATTGCCCATGACGGTCGCGCCATCCGGGACGTCCTTCGTGACGATGGCGCCGGCGCCGATGATGGCGCGGTTACCGATGATGATCCCGGGCAACAGGATGGCCGCGGCACCGATGAACGCATATTCGCCGATGGTGATGCCGACCTGGCCGCGGTCGCGATAGTCCTCCAGCGAGAAGTGCGTGATGTGGGGGTCGTTTGCAGATTGGACGCCGGGACCGATGAACGTGCCGCGGCCGATCGTCGAGTTACCGGTGATCTGCGTCTGGTTGAAGATCTTGACATCGTCGGAGATGACGCAATTGAACTGGATGTCGACCTTCGTGCCGAGCACACTGCGATGGCCGACGGCAACGCCCTCTCGGATGTTGACCTGGTCGCCGAGGCGGCAGTCTTCGCCGATCGATACGTCCGCGCCCAGGATACAGTGATGACCGATGATGGTTCGGGAACCGACGTGACCGGGTCGCCAGTCGCTCTTGATCGGACGGCGATTCGCGGCGTTTGCCATCGGGACGACGCCGAACAAGCAGTAGGCGCCCACCACGCAATCATCGCCCCAGGTCGGCGGGATCTGCGCGGCAACGTCGCTGAAGCAAATGGGCTTTGTCATAAGACCCTCTCATAGGGCGACTGCAGCACCTTCACGACGTCGTCCTCACCGCGCGCCCTCTTCTCGCGCGCGATGCGCTCCCGAATGCCGGGCTCGCGCCCGTCCTGTCGCTGCAGGGTCGTCGTGCTGGCGTCGGGAATGACGGCACGATCGACGCGGATGAGCGGCAGCGGGCACTCGACCTGCTGTAGTTTCGACCACAGCCGACGGCGGAACATCGAGTCCGTGCCATACACGCCCGAATAGGACTCGTCGTACCCGCCGACGCGCCAGTAGGCCTCTCGGGTCAATGCCATGGAATTGACGTGCGGTTTGCGGGCGCCCTCTCGGTTCAACGTGTGCGCCATCGTCGACCAGTGGTCCGACTTCCACGGCTCTCCGGATGGTGCGTCGCGCCGTGCGAAGGTGTAGCCGCAGGCAGGGTCGCCGAATTCGAGGGCCGCCTTCAGGGTGTCCACGGGAATCACATGGTCGACGTCGGTGAGTAGCAACCACTCGCCGCGCGCCTCATGCGCTCCGATGTTCCTCGCTGAATGCTGATTCCACGGGCGGTCCTCAAGGACGCGATAGATCGACAACGCCGGCAGGTCGGCGTGATAGAGCCGTGCCACGTTGGCGGCGGGCTCGGGTGAGCCGTCGTCGACGATGATGACCTCGACGCACTCCTTCAGTGCGGCCGGCCACTCCAGCGCCCATACCAGATACTGGCGCGAAAGCATTCGCTGGTTTCTGTAGAAAGGAACGACCACCGACAGCGTCGGCGTCATACGGCGATTCGCCCGTATCTGCGCACCGCCGCTTCCAGTGACCGCAGCCACCCGGTGTCCGAGATCGTGTCGCCTCCGGCCACGGCGTAAGAGCCCGCCCAGATGCCCGGCGAGTTTTCGGAACGGAGCGTCGGGTCGCGGTCGCGAGTGGCGAGCATCAGCCGGACCTGCTCGAGGACGCGCGCCTCAAGGCCTGGCGGCACACCGTCAGGCAGCTCCCACCCGGCATCGAACGTCACGACGACGGCATAGCAGGACAGCCACGGGATGCTGAGACCGTTGCAGAGCCGCCGCAGCGCCCAGCCGTTCTCAACACGATAGTCGGTGCCGACGACGAGGGTGATGCCGTTCTCAACGACGGTCGTCACGGCGATCTTCGGCCGCCAGGGGATGAGCAAGGTCTCGCCGCGCGCGCAGGAGTTCTCCGACCACGTCGCCCGCAGAGTTTCTTTGCCGAACGTCGGGAAGCTGCCGGCCGAGTCCGGCTCCAGATTCGCTACCTGTGCCGCACCGTCGCTAACCTGGTCGATGTACCCGTCGATCAGGGCGTCATAGGTCGTCGTCGTCTCGCCGAGCTCGGCCTTGACCTTCTCTTTCGTCGTCAGTCGCCGCTCGTCGTCTTCAGCGGCGGTGACAGTCTCGAAAAGGTCAGGGCCGATGGCTTCCATGGCTTCAGAGCACCTTGCGGCGCTCGATCTCTTTCTGGATAAACTCGGTCGCCGTCGCCTTGGTCATCACCGACAACGGCGCGCCGAGATCACGGGCGAGCTTCACCGTTTCGACAGACCGGAACGTCGGCCAATCGTCGGGAATGGCGACCACGCTGGCGCCCTCGTCGACCACCTCCGAAGAGGCGACTGGCGCGGGCGGTTCCGGCGCCGGCTTGGCCGCCGCGATTGCGGCCGCATCGTCGGTCGCCAGGCCGCGCGTGATCCAGCGCATGGCCCGGTCGACACGAAGCGTGACCACGTCGCCCGCGTGATAGTGCACGGGCGGCGTGGCCTGCCAGAGCGCGTCGGACGTGAACAGGACCTCCACCATCTTGGTGGGGATCCTGTTTCGGCGGCGTCTGCGCATGGCTAGTCGGCGATCGCGCTGGGCAACGGATCGGTCGCGTAGCGCGGCTCGTACAGCAGATACAGCGCACAGCCGAGCTGAGCGTTGTTGCCGACGTCCGAGCAGGACACGCGGACGCAGTCGTAGCCGTTGTCGACATCGAGGTCCTCGGCCTTGACGTCGATGACGATGATCGCTTCGCTCTCCGCCAAGGTCAGGTTCGTGTAGGTGTTGCCAGACGCCACGGCAGTCTTCGTGAAGGTGCCGATGCCGGTCTGGGTGCCCTGCTTGATGTCGATGCGGGTGAAGTTCAGCGCCTTGGCGTTGGAGCCGGTGTTGGCGACGTCCTGAACCTGCTCGAGGGTGATCGTCGGATCGTCGCTGGCAGTGCCGACGCCCTTGAAGACGACGACGGCGCAGCGGCCATAGTACTTCATGCTGACGATGTCGCCCACGCGGGCGGTCTGCAGGTCGAGCGGCAAGATGGCCGACACAATCTGCATCTGCTCAAGGATGTGAGTGTTCATGGTGAATTGCCCCTTTCGGGCTTAAAAAGAGTGGAGAGGGGAAGGACCGCGGACCGCGGTCGCCGAAGCGAGTCGCGGCCCTTTAGCGAGAGGCCTTACCGAGCCGCCAGCGTCACGGCCCACGAGCGAGTCGCGTTGCCGAACTGCGGGGTGATGGAGTTGCCCCACCAGGGCTGGCCGTTCACGCGGAACGTGAAGCGATAGGCCTGCAGGCCCTGGTCGAAGTAGAGGTGCATCGATACATCGGTCTTGATGTCGCTACCCTTGGTCAAAGCCAGGTACTGGGTGAGGTCGACCAGGATGATGTCGCCGACGTCGCCGATCGTGCTGCAGGCTTCGACCGGAACGACCGGGCGACCCTTCAGCGTCGAATAGCCCGAAGACGACAGGCCGCCGACCGGCAGGTAGACCGGCGTCAGGCTGTCGGCCGACGGATCGAAGGCCATCATGTCGAGCTGCGGCTCGACGTCCTGGTTGATCAGCCACACCGCATTGCGGCGGCACGGCGCATAGAGGCGCGACCACATCTTCGTGACGTTGGCCGCCCAGACGGTGTCGGCGGTCTGCCCGCCTTCGGCCGCCTGCGAGATCACGCTGCCGGCATTGAGGATGCCGAGCGGCTGCCCCGCGCCGGTGCCGCGAATGATCGCGGTGTTGATCTTCGACGCCATCTTCTGCGGCGCCTTGGCGCGCAGCCAGGAGTCGAGGCCCGGCGCATCCTCGAGCAACTCGTCCGTCACTGGGACCAGCGCCATCAACTTGTTGAGGCGAACGGTCGACATCTCGAGCGCCGGCTTCGAAGCGGTCGCCTGGGCGGCCTCGGCCTCCCAGTAAACCTGGATGCCGCCGGTCGACTGCCACGGCGTGGTCTCGTCCTTCGGAATCGTGATGGAGTTGGCGCCCGTGACGAGGTTATCGCAGCGGGTCAACAGGTTCTCTTCGCCCAAGGTCTTCTGCCAGATCTCGCGGCGGAATTCCGGGGGAACGGCAAAGCCGCCGTCGGCGCCCGTGCCCTCGCTGCCGTAGGTCGTCGCGGCGGCCTGCAGGCGACGATCCATCCCGGCCGGGTTGGTCGCGGCACCGCGGACGTTGACGGCGAACTCGCCGAACGACTTGAAGCCGCCGCGAGCACCGTTCACGCGCGGCTGCACGACCTGAACGGTCGGGCCATTCGACGGAGCGCCGGGCTCCGACGCAGTGCGACGGCCGGGGTTCGAGTTCGAACGTGAGGCCAGGATCGCCTTGCGCGTCGTGACCTGCTTGTTCTTCGCTTCGATCTGGGCTGTGAGCTCGCCGACGCGAGTCAGCTCCTCATCGCTGAGGTCGCGGCCCTCCTCGTCGGCGGTATTGACGATGCCTTCGCTCTCCTCGGTGAGGTCGGCGATCTCGGTCTCGAGTGCCTCGATGCGCTGCTCGAGGGTGGTGCTCGCGTCGTTCGCCACCGCAAAGATGGCGCCGACGGAGACAAGCGCAGACGACGCCATTCGGGCGTTGTTCATGGACTTATCCTTTCGGAGATGCGCCGATTGCGGCGCCATACCCCTGGCCAGGGGGCGGGTTTATGGCCTATCCGGCTTGCGCCGAATTACTTGCCGGCGATCAGCCGCAGCGCGGCAGCACGGCGCGGCCGCAGGGCCGCTGGAATGTTGCGGAAGCCGAGCTTCGTGCGGTCGATCGCCATGGCGGCGACCTTCTGGCCTTCCTCGGCCACATCACAGAAGCCGCGCTCCTTCGCCTCGGCGGCGGTCATCCACGTCTCGGCGTCCAGCCAGGCGCGGACTTCCTTCTCGTCGTTGTTCGTTCGCGCGACGTAGGTGTCAACCAGCGTCTGGTCGATGACCTTGAGAAGGTCCATGAAACGGCCGATCTCGTCGACGTTGCCATAGGCCAGTCCGGAGGCGCGATGGATCATCATAAGCGATCCCTCGAGCATGCGGATTTCATCACCGGCCATCGCGATCAGCGAGGCGGCGGACGAGGCCTCGGCGATGACGTGCACCGTCTTGCGAGCGGTGTGCTGCTTCAGCAGGTTGTAGATGCCGCGGCCTTCGAAGACGTCGCCGCCCGGGGAATTGATGTTGATGTTGAGGGTCGAGACGGCACCCATCTCGCGCAGCGCATCGGCCACCATCTGCTGCGTGATCCCGCCACCGAACCAGTCTCCGCCGATGACGCCGTAGACGTCGATCTCGCCGCGGCCGGCCTTTGCTTCGAACCGGAAGCGGCAGTCGGTCGGTGCGCCAAAGATGCTCCGGGCGACGGTCTTGGCCCTCGCGGCCCAGATCGCGAATTGGTTCATAGCGATGCCTCCAGCACCATGAGATCGACGCCATTGATGGTCACGCGACGCACGCGCAGCGATCGCAGCTGTTCGAGAGTCAGATCGAGATCCTCGGCGGCATCGGCGATCACGATGTTGGCGGCCGGCCCTTGCGCGCCGGGTTCGCCGCGCGCTCCCCGCTCGCCCTTCGCGCCGCGCTCACCGTGCGGACCTTGAATGCCAGGTTCGCCGCACGGACCCTGTTCGCCTCGCTCGCCGGCCGCGCCATCGGCGCCACGCTCACCGGCCGGGCCTTGCTCGCCGACGACGCGGCCAACGATCTCGTTCGTGCCGTCCGTGAAGGTTTGAATCAGGCGCCCGTCGCCATCTATTTCACTGCGTACGATCGAGCGACCGGCGACACCGTCGCGCCCATCTCGACCATCGCGGCCATCGGTGCCGCGCTCGCCCTGAGGGCCGGGCGCGCCATCGCGCCCCGGAGACCCCTGCTCTCCCCGAGGCCCGGGCTGCCCATCGTCGCCATCTCGGCCCGGGGCGCCATCGGCGCCGCATTCACCTTGAATGCCCTGATCGCCCGCCGGGCCAGCTTCGCCGCGAGGGCCTTGCGGTCCTTCGCTGCCGGGCACCCCATCGGCACCACGGCCTCCTTGGGGACCGGGCTCACCGCGCTCACCTTGAGGGCCGGCGGTGCCATCACGCCCATCGATGCCCGGGGCGCCTTGCGGTCCGATCTCGCCGCGCTCACCTTGCGCACCCTGAGTGCCTTGCGGGCCACGCTCGCCCGGCGTCCCGGCAGGACCGGCTTCGCCACGTTCGCCCTGGGGGCCGATGGCTCCGGGTTCGCCGCGTTCCCCCGGGGCGCCCTGCTGCCCGGGCTGACCTTGGTCACCTGCGGGGCCGGCGTCGCCCTGAAGTCCGACTGGGCCGGGCTCACCGCGCTCACCTTGAGGGCCGGACAGCCCGGGCGCGCCCCTTTCGCCCTGTGGGCCCATCGCGCCGGGGTCACCGTTGCGGCCGTCGATGGCGATCGGCCGCTGCTCAAGAGCGGCAAGCCTCCGGTAGACTCCCCGAAAGTTCTGCGCGACGGACTGCCATATGCCAACCCGATCGGGCGGACCGCCGGCAGCCGCACGGGCGGCGACAGCGATCGTGTTAGGCGTTGGCTTGGGCATCGGCGGTCTCCGCCATCGCGGCGATGTCATCCTGGGCGGCCGTCATCGGATCCTTGGCGACGCCGATCTGCTCGAGCGTCGTGTACTGGCTCTGCATCGTGTACTTCTCGCCGCCGGCGCCGGGCTCCATCTCGTTCATGTCGACGATGTCGCGCCACTGGTCGGCGTTGATGACGCCGTTGTGGCGCATGATTTCGAGGCCTTCCTGCTGGCTCTTGAAGTCGCCCCGCAGCAGGCCGCGAAGGTTCAGCTTCGTGTAGAAGCCCTGGCGATTGCCTCCGAACAGCTTGTAGTCGGCCTCATCTTCGAAGCGCTTTGCCCACGGCAGGATGCAGTCCTGGACCACCTCGATCGCCTGGTGCTCGATGTTGCTGAACGTCGAGCGCAACAGATGCGCGACCTTGTGCGGCGGAACACCAAACCAGCGGCAGACCTCATCGACGAGGAGATACTGCGTGTCGACGAGCTGCCCCTTCTCAGGGTCGACGCTGACCGCCTTCCAGTCCATGTCGTTGTCGAGGTAGGCGACCCGGTTGGCGTTGCGGGGGCCGCGATACAGCTTGTCCATCTCGACCTTGAGCCGCTTCAGCGGCTCCGGATCGAACCGGCTTTTCGACGTTACGACGCCGGAAATGTTCATTCCGTTGCCGAAGAACGACGCGCCATAGAGCTGAACCGCGCGGGCCCAAGCCAGCGATTCGGAGGCGTAGGAGATGACGTTGACGCCAACCGGGCCCTCGCCGAAGCCACGGATGTGGAAGACGTCGATCGGATCGAGCTCGGTGTTCGGCTGGCCGGAGCCGTTGTGAATTTCGTAGTAGAGCTCGCCGGACAGCGGATCGCGGCAGACTTGGACGCGCTCGGGATGAAGCGGCCACAGCGCTAGCGGGCGGCCGAGCGAATCGCGCTCGATCTCGGCATATCCGTTGCCCCAGCGCATCGCCCAGTGGGTCAGGGTTTCGCGGAACTGGAAGGACGACCACTCGCGGCACGGCCGCTTGTGGACGAGCCAATCAACCGGGTGCGTATCCGCAACGATGCCGCCGGTCTCGCCGGCACGCATCACGCGCCACGGCAGCACCGCCACGGTCTGCGAGACGTACCGGATGCAAGCCCATACGGCCGACACGGTGACGGCGACATCCGGGTTGATCGGCACGCCGGCCAGCGGCCGGGTGTACGGGATGCGGGAGGCCTCGGGGTAACGTGAGTCCTCGGTCTGGCGAACCGCTTCGATCATCGGCGAGCCATCGGCGTCGAGGAAATGCTGCATCACTCGTCACCCTGTGATTGCTGCCATTCTTCGAAGCGCTGCTTATGCTCGGCGAACATCGGGTGCGCTGGGTCGGCGATGATCGACGGATCCCAGGGAGTGCCATGCTCCACATCCGCGGTGGTCTGCGAGCGATTGCCGCCGCCGAACGCCTGCTCGTAGGCCGAATCGTCGCCGTAGATGGAGCCTCGGCTGACCGCCTGCGGGTTCAACGCCATGACGGTGACCGCATCGAACAGGGCCATCACGGGATCGATCTTGGCGTCGCCGGCATTCTGCTTCGTCGCTCGGATACCGGTCGCGGTCGGCTCGATCTTCAGGTTTCCGACGCACCAGCGCATCAACGCCGACGGCGCGACCTTCAGCGTGCCGTTTACGAGCTTTCTCTCCGCCGTCTTAATGGCGTTCATCATGGCCCAGCCCTGGGGCGCACCCATCAGGGTCTTACCCTCCAAGGTGACGCCAATGGTGGCTAACGCATCGGCGAACTCACCGAGGCCCGCCGGATCGACGGCAACCCCGCCAAGCAGGCCCTTCTCCTTGATTGTCCGGATGATCTCGATGATCGACGACACGTCCTCGAGCTCGTCGTCAACGATCGTCAATTCTCCGTAATTCTGGTAGTCCATCAATCGCGAGGCTATCGACTGGCGCCGATCGAGCACGCTGCGATGGCACCAGGCATGGGACCAGCCCAGCCAGTTCTTCGTCGTGCGGTCACGGCCGAGCACATTGAGGCCGAACAGGTCGTCGAGACCGCCGCCGTCGACACCCGGGACGATCACCTCGCAACGCTCGATGATGCTTTCCAACGTGATGGATGGGTCCTCGCCGCGTACCCAATAGTCGGCGCCGGCCCAGCGGTCGGACCGAAGGTTCATCCCGATTTCGATATTCAGATGCTTGGCGAGGAAGACGTTGCGGGTTCCGGGCCCCTTCTCGACCTCCTTGCGCATCTCGTTCTCGAGCCACCCCCGGCCCCATGGCGTCGATGCCACGTAGGGATTGACGATGTAGGCGTTATCGAGGTTGAGGTAGGCCTCGGAATCGATCATCGCCTTCGGAAATTCGTACAGGATCGGCAGAAACTTTCGATCCTCGATGCGTCCGTCCCGAACGCCCCGCGCATAGTCCAGCTTGTCCTTGAATACGCCCGCCGGCGGGGCATCTGACTGCGTCGTGATCGAAACCACGAAGCCCTCGGGCCTCGTGATCAGGCCTCCGAGGGCCTCCCGAAACATCGCATCCGACTTTACGCGCGAGCCGAACTCCCAAAGCTCGTCGATCAGGACGAACCCCGCCTTGACGCCGACCACCGTCCCCGTGTCGGCGGCGAGGATTTGCAGCGTCGCTCCCGTCACGAGGTGCTGGATCTTCCGCTCGTGGTCGATGACGTGAAGCGACCCGGATTCCGCGGCGTTCAGCTCGGGATCCGCCCGCACCATGTCGGCCGCTGGGCGGAAGCTGTTGTTCGCCGCCTTGATCGTGGGAGCCAGGATGATGAGCTCGCCGGAATGGCGCCAGTTGCGAATCAGCGCCGTCAGCATGATCCCGGCGGCGATCAGGCTCTTGCCGTTCTTCTTGGCGATCAGGACGAAGAATTCGCTGATCAGCCTTGAGCCGGAGCCCGCGTCATAAGCCCCGAATATGGCCGACACGAGATCGAACACCCATTGGCCGGATGCCTCGCCGAAGGTCGGCCTGCCGGGCGAGTCCACGATGCGAAGGGACTTGAAGACGTCAAGCGCCGCGGCCGCCTCGGCCGGAAAGAGCGGCTCGCACGGCACCAGGGACTGGCCCGCGATAATCCTGCTCTCCCAATCAGGGCACGACGTGCGCCAGGTCGGTGCCGACGGACCGCCGCCACCAGCCGCCTGCCGCTTCTGCTTCTGCTTCTGCTTCGCCATATCAGCCGTTGCTGACGATCAGCTTGGGTCCGACCGGTGTCGCGAACCGACCACCGGAAGCGCTCTTCTGGGCACTGGCCTGGCGCTGGGCTTTCTTGCCGCCGGTTTCCGTGGCCTCGTTCACCGTTTTCAGGGTCTGGCTCAGGTTCTTCAAGGTCATCGCCCGCTCGGGCAGGGACAGCGCCTTCAACAGGGCCGCGCGCCGGCGGGGATCGCTCTCCTCGGCGCAGATCATGTCCTCGAGTTCGCCGTGGTGTGCCGTCACGGCGTCCAGCTCGGCAACCATCCGACCGGCCAGGCCGCGCACCCGATCCGGCAGTTCGGCAGGGCTGACGCTCGTCACGACAGGCGCCGGCGGCGCCTCGCGCTCGATCCGCGCCGCCTTGCGCTGCCATCCATGCTGCGCAGCCTTCTTCTGGATGGCCTTGTGCGTCACGCCATGCCACCGGGCGATCTCTCGCAGGCCCATTTCGCCCGCGCAGTAGTCGCCTTCAATCGCGCCCCAATCGACGGGCTTCTTTGTGCTCATGAACCGTTCCCGACCAGCCTTGGTCGCCACCAGTCGCCACTGGCGACCTCACGATGAGGAAAAACTCTCTGGATGAGGCCCCCGGAGGCTATCCACCCCCGGTGTGTGGTCTTTTGGGTGCCCCCCCCCGGCCCTCAGGGCCTAATGACCACGTCGGCTGCTCGCGGACTGTACTTGTTCCACCATGTCGTCACGGCCAGGCTCATGTCCTGTGCTCTGACCCGTCGACGGGGATCAGCGTCGATGCGTGAGAGGCACACGGCCTCGGGGGTTTCGCAGACGACAACCTGATGTGGCCGCAGCTTGTCGGCCCACCATTGCCGCCGCTCAGCGGTCGGCTCGCCAACAATCAGCGCTGCCCTGCGCCAGCGGGGTCTGGGAAAAGATAGTTGGCCGAGCAGACTATTGCGGTGCCGCATAGCAGCGTTCAGCCATTCCTTGCCAGCGGCATAGATCGGGCGCTTCGAAAGGTGCGCAATGATCTCGTCAAGATCGATCAGCAGCCCGGAGCCCTGAAGCCATTGCTTGGCAAGGGTGGACTTGCCGCCAGCGGGTGGGCCGCAGATGACCGACAGCGGAACGCGGCTAGGCTTGAGCCATTCTGGGTGGTTGGATGCTGCCGGCCCTGGTGATGCGATCCGCCGCCGCTTCGCCTCATTGGTCTTGATGGCGTGGTGCGACGCGCAAAGCAGTTCGAGGTTCGCCCGATCCAGACTGGCGCCACCATCAGATCGCTCGACTATGTGGTCGACGATGCGACCGGGAGTGGAACAGCCGACTCGCTGGCACATGCCGCCAGCCTCAGCTCTGACCCGGTCGCGCAGGGCTATCCACTCTTTCGAGGAGTAGAATGGATCGGCGACCTTTTCTCTCGGGAGAGGCGGTGGGGCGATGCGAGTATCAAGCGTGGGGATGCGGGGCTTGAGCGTCGGTATCTGCGCCATCGAGCACCCGGACATGGAAACGCCCGGGAGAGAGGCCCGGGCGTCTGGTCGGACCAATTGTCCGATACTGGCATAGTTAGGGGGTAACTATGCGCGCTTGTCAACTATTAGTTTGGGCTCCTCGGTCTCGTAGATTCGGCTGTCGATGTTGACGTCAAACAATCGAACGGTCTTGCGCCGCTTGTGTGCACTCACGATAAGCGGCTGCCCAGCGAAGATGAACGCTTTGTTGTCGACGACAACCTTGAACGGATAGTGATCGACGCCAGCTGTGGCAGCGCGCAGGTGCTTCTGCCCTTGGTCCGATGGATCGTGTTTGGCCTCAAGCCTCATGGAACCTATCGAACCGGCCTCCTTCACCGCCTCGACGCCACCTATCTCCAGCCACTTCGCCTTCTTGAAATACCGAAGTGCATTCGCCTTGGTAATGGTCGTGAGTTCACGCATCTTGCGCTGACCGATCGACTTCAGACCAACGTAGATTGCCGTCCTCGGGATAGGTTTGATCTGTTCCACCGTCTTAGAAACCTTGACCTTCTTCATCAGCTCACCTCCTTTCTCCGGGCCGAACGCTTACTCTTCCAGAACGTCATCGGGTCACTCCTTCAGCCGCCAACGTCGGCCCATCGTATAGCGCAGGCCCACGTATCCAGCCACGCACCTCGCACCAGAGGTCGAGGCCTTTGACGTAGTTCTCGAAGGCCTGGCCCTTGCGCATGCGGTGCTTGCGTTCGACCTCGACCAAGGTCAGAGGCTCGGCAAGGCAGTCGGTCACGGCGTCGAGCATGATGCGCCTGCCGTGGACCATCCTGCACCATTCGACCCAAGATGCCTCGACACTGGAGCCGAGATCTATGCGGTTGGAGCTACCTCGCAGGGCTGCGCCGTACTTCGGTGATGCGGCGCCCAGACCAGAGGTGCGCTGGCGCCAGGCGAACTCCATCTCCTTCTCGGCATCGCGTTGCATCGAAGATAGGCGGTTATGTCTCCACGCTTCGGACTGCCGGACGCGGGTGATGTTCCTTCGTACCTTGCGTGTCGCTTCTGGATCATCGACGGCTACCTCGACGGTCGGGCTGTGCTGCTCTTGCCAGTCGAGCGCATCACGACCGAAACGACGCTTCTTGACCTTCTTGCTCTTCTTCGCCTTCGCCATTCGGTGGTCTCGTTTTCTTGTGTTCCACCGGTAGAGGGGTTACAACCGGGGACTGATTCATCGAGACCGCTTCGCCCCATCGTCGGCATGCTTAGAGCAGCCCGGGGGAATGGTCATGACAGACCGCACCCTCTGGGGACCTTCGCGACGCGGCTTTAGAGGATCTTCAAGGAAATTGGCAAACTTGCCCTTCAGCCTTTTCCCGGGGCTCGGATTGTCGATGACCAGCCTCATTCTCTTGCTCCTCTCCTACTCACCCAACATCGCAACCTTCGCTATCCATTCATCCAGTGCTTGCTGGCTGGCTTTGATGGCGGCGGGTTGGGTTCGTGATTCTCGTGTGATGTTCGGGCGATAGGCTTCGAGCCCATCCTTGCGCCACTGTATGGTGTAGAGGTGCCCGTCGCCGGCCTTGAACCGCAGGGTCAGTATCGTGTGGCTCACGTTTTGTCTCCGGTGTACTTCTCCAGCAGCCGCCGCAGTCGCTCGGTACTCTTGATAAACTCCGCGACGCTTTTCGTCGCCGCTCGCTGGGCGATAGCCAATCGCGCGGACGCTTGATCTGCCACTTGCTTCGCCGTCAGTGTGGGCGTCTGGCCGTTCAGCGATTCACCCGCCGCCAGTATCTGCTGCTTGATGTCGTCGGCGTTCGTCATCGCCCACCCTTCTCACAAAGCCGCTTGTGCTCGCTCTCGATCAGTTCCCGCTTGTGCCAGGACATGCGGTCCAACTCGCCCTTCAGGAACACGATGACGCCGGCTCTACGGGCTTTCCTCACCAGTGCCGCGATGACCTCGGGTGATGTCGGAGCGTCACCTACGGTGTGTTGCAGCGATGTAGGGATGCGGTGCTCGCGGTAGGTCAAGGTCTGCGGTCCGGCAGGCAGCGTTCCAACAGCTTCACGAGCCTCGACTCGTTATCGCGCTGCCACTTTAGACGGGCGGCGGAGGATTTAGCCTCCGGCACGATTATGTTGGAGATGATGAACTTGCCCAAATAGTGCTTCACCTGAATCGATGCCGCATCAATCTCCGGCACGCTCCGCAGCGCTGTTACTATTCCGATGAAATGCCCACCGGTCACAGGACCGCGGTGCAACAATTGGAAGTCCCAGAGGGCCGACGGCATGCGGGGCGGCTTTGGCGGTGGCTTCGGCATCACGGCCTCACCACGTTGGAGTATTGTCGACAGTCCACCATCCACCACCCCTGTTCCGGAGCCACGCTGTACGCCACGGGGCCGCACCGCTCCGGCAGGTCGGGAATGCTCGGCGGTCGACGTGCCCAGGCTTCCCAACGAAGCAAGCCGTAGCCCTGGCCGAGATACGACCGCTCCAGCGCGCCGGCTTCACCGACGGTCTTGTGGTCGAAGTGCTCGCTGATCACCGTCGCGATCGTGCGGGTCGACGGTGCACCAGCGACGGCGAACGGGTAGTCGACCTGCTCCATCCTGTAGCGCGTCAGCGCGTAGTTGAGCGATGGCGGGCAAGTCGCCGGGTCCTTGGCGATGTTCAGCGTGGCGACAACCTCGCGCCATGTGCCCGTGGGAGCGTCCTGGCCGAAGACGATCCAGCCCGAACCACCGCAGTGCTGTCCGACGAAGTGTTGCTCCCAGGGCGTGCCGCCATCGCGTGTGCTCGTGAATCGCACGTAGCGATCGGCGCCAATCTCGGCCACCTGGAACCCATCACCACGCTCCGGTTCGTAGCTGCCGAAGGGCGCGAAGTCCCATGACTGCCGGGCGGTGCTGTTGCCCTCGGCGACGTTGCTCAGCGCGACATAGCCAACGGGCAAAGGCCAGTCGTGGCGGCCGGCGTTCGCGGCATCCTCGTCCAAGAAGGCCATGGGGTTTGCGATGGTGACGTGCTGCACCGGTGGCAGCTGCGGCTGCGGCGAGCAGGAGAACAGCGCCAGCGACAGGGCGAGGATGAGGCGCGTCATTGCGCCCTCGCCAACTTCGTCGCCAACACCTTGCGAACTGTGCAGCGCGCGGTGTGGACGTCGACGTAGTCGCGCAGTCCAACCGTGCCGATCTGTACCTCGACGCGGGTGCCGGCGGGCAGTGAATCGAAGGCGCTGAAAACGGGCGCAACAAGCACGTAGGTCATGACGCCCTCCGCTCGGGCTCGCTGTCGTCCGGGTCGTTGGCTGAATCGTACCAAGTGCACATGCCGAACATGACGGCACCCCACAGGGCTATCAGGACAACGAACGGGGCGAAGTCTGGCTTGAGCCAAAGCGCGAACCCGAACCCAACACCGCCAAGCAGCAGCATCACCGCCACGGTGATCCACACTTGCTTGGCCCGATATTCGTCGCCGCGCCTCACGTCCGCCTCCGCTTCGGCCTCGCCGCCGGCCGCTTGGGTTTGGTGGTGGGCAACGGCGGCTTGCCTGCCAGGGCGCGCGCTTCGTTGGGGCTGGTCTTGCCCGCTCGCACCTTGGCCTGCAGTTCCTTGATGTACTGGTCCTGCAGACGGATGGTTTCGTCTCGGCACTCGATGCCGTCGGGGATGTACTCGCCCGGCTTCACCTTGCGCTTCACCGACTTGCCGTTCTTGAAGACGTAGCAATGCGTCATCTCCAGGCGCTCGCGAAGGCGCTGCACCTCGGCCTTGTCCGCTGTCTGCGTTAGGCAAGATCCTGCAAGCGCGCGGATGTCGCCGAACACTCGGCGCGCCTTGCCAACCGTCAGCAGGCGATCGCAGAACTGATCGAACGTCATCGGCGTGTATTTCGCCGCGATCTTCCCGACGCGGGGTGAGGTGCGTTCGTTGCGCTTGGTCATGCTGCGTCTTCCTTCTGCTCTCGTCTTGGATTGCAGCCGGGCCACAGTTCCTCCATGACCTTTATTGCCTCCAGGATGCGCCGGCAGAGCGATTCGTCCTCGCGATACCCTCGCTCGACGCACAGGGAGACGAACACGTGGCGTTTCGCGTCTTCGTCGCTCATGCTGCTGCTCCCTCGGGGATGTCGGTGGTGGTGGTCATTCTGCGGCCTGCCTTTGCTCGACAGGGTTGGCCCACTCGGCTCGGATCTGTTCGAGTTGCTGTTTCCACAGTTCGGGATCTGTCGGCGGCGGTCCGAATCGCACATTCCGCGCGCTCGTCACCGCTCGCTTGTCGCAGTCCTCGATCTGTTCAGTCGTCAGCAGGAGCCGCGTGTACTCAGGCGGCAAGGTGTCGGCCAAGCGTCTAGCCAACGAGTTACAGGCGCCGTAGACAGCCAGCGGGCGAGCGGCCTTGATCTTGGCGCCCTGTCCTGCCGCCCATTCGTCGTAGAGCTTGCGGGCGCGGCTCATGCGTCACCCATGAAGCGCGACGGTACGCGACAGCCCGACGCACCAGGAGGCGGCCCCCAAATCTGGGGCAGCCATTGCTTACGCGAGTGCCAGCCACGCATGCGCTGCTCCCATGGCTCGGCGCTGGGCAGCGTGTCCCCAGCGACATGGGATTTCCCATATCGGGACTGAGCCTGCGGCTGCTTCTTGCGCTCGGCGTATGCGCCCTCGAGCAGCCGCGCGATGCGGTCCTGGTCTAGCAGCCAGTCCAGCGAGAACCACGGATGGTACTTGCCGTCCTCGTCGAGGAAGAGCCCGGCCTCGGATGCCTTCTCGAGAATGCGCTTCCAGCCCTCAAGGCCGCCGTAGGCGTCGAGTACCGCCGCTAACTTGAACCGCCGCGTGCTGGTCATGAAGTCGGCGCTGCGCCATCCATGACCGCTGGCACCGCTCTGCCACTCAGCTAAAGCCAAATCCTCGCGCGTGGGAGTAGCAGGATTCTTAAATTCCCCCTCCCTCCTACCTCCTTCCTCCTCCCTCTGCGGAGGAATTTCCCCATCTGGGGGAAATTGACTGGCTTCATCTGGAGGCATTTCGGAAATCGACGGACTTAAGCCGACGTATATTCTCCATTCATTGGAGATAGGATGCGTCGCTTTCGGAGATTTGGGCCGTTGAAACTTGCGGAAGTTCCGAATTGCTCCGTACTTGCGACCATCAACTTCGTAACTGGCCACCTTTTCAGCCGTCTCCAACTCGACGAACAAGCTATCAATGGAGCCGTCCTTGAGTGGGCGAAGCCGGATTTTGAGCTTATTGGCGTTCCATTCAAAGATGCCGTTGTCGTCCGCTTCGGTGAGTAGCCCGAGATAGAACACCTGGGCGTCGCTAGAAAGTGCGGCGAACTCTGGGTCGCTGAACAGGCCAGGGTGAATCGACCGGATGCGCGCCATCAGTGCACCTCCGTCGCCGCGTAGTCGTCGATGTTGTGAGCGAAGTGACGCATCATTCGATCTCCTTCGCTTACGCAATCTCAGCACGGACTGGGGACAAGTAAAGTGGGATAGCAGCGGGCTTGGCGTGACGCGCCTCTTGTGCGCCGTCCAAGGCACCGCTGCCCGCCGCGACCCCCGTCGACGGCGTTTGGTCGGACTGGCGCTGGGCCTCCTCGATGCGCTTGCAGGCGATGTCGAAGTAGCGGGGCTCGATCTCGATGCCGATAAATTGCTTGCTAGTCGCAACCGCAACGCAGCCGGTAGAACCGGACCCCATGAATGGATCGAGGATCGTCTTGGCGTCGAGAAATCCCATACACCAGCGCATCACACCGAGTGGCTTCTGCGTGGGATGCTCGCGCACTTCCTTTTCTTTCATATAAGGGCCGGACCAAAGATGGCGAACAAGGCGATTGGCACCCTTAAGGTTCGTCCAAGCCATCTCGAAATCTGCGAATGATGTGACGCCGCTGGTTTCCTTGTCCCATACGAGCCACGATCCCATCGGCGGCAGAACATCCGTGTAGTATTGGCCGCCCCAGATGATCGCATTCCTGGATCGATCAAGAATTAGCGAGCAAACTTCCCGACCTATCCTATTTTCGTCCCACGTGACGCCCTTGAACGCGATGCTGTTGCCCATTCGCATCTTGCCCACGTCGATCCCATACGGCGGGTCTGTCACCACGGCATCAACCTTGCCTAGCGTCGGCAGGATTTCCCGGCAGTCGCCAAGGTAGAGCGTCGCTGCGCCTATGATCTCTTTGCGACTCATGTTATGGTTCTCTTCGCGGCGGCGGCGTGGAAAGAGCCTGGAGACTTTAGTCCGACACGCAGGGCGACCACTGGCGCGCAGTCCAGATTGTCGGGATGGCATCCGACCCGCCGCATCAATGCACCGCCAGTAAATGCTTCGGCACCTGACACCCTGGCTCACCGGGCTTCGGGCCATAGATGCCGATCCATGTCCCCTTCTCGCGAAAGCCACGCATGCGGGCCTCCCACAACAATGTCTCGGGGTCCTTGAGCGTCGGCGTGGTAGACTGCGCGTTGTCGTAGACGCCCTCGAGCACACGCACGAACCGACTCTCCGTAACGAAGAAGTCGATGCTGAACTTCCACCCGGCGTGCTTGTCGGAACGTGAGGTCCGCCCACACAGGAAGTCACTGGCCTTTGCCTTCGCCAGAGCCTCGCGCCAATCATCGAGGCCTTCCTTCAACAGCGCATACAGCTTGCGCTCCCTGTCGGCGGTGAGACGGCGCACCACAGGCCAGCCGCATTCGACGGCGGCAAGGTTCCATGCGTCGAGCGCTTCTTGGATCTTGCTCATTGCCCCGCTCCTGCTCGCCAGGGTCCGCTACGGAGCACCGTAGGTGCGTAGTCACCACCTCTCATCGCGATACCTCTCCGTCAGGAAGAGGGAGAGGGCCATCGTTCGGGAAAGGCTGCCAGTGCGTGGCGCCGACTATCCACGCATCGAGCCAGTAGTCTTCCCAGCCAACATCGTTCCAGACAGCGACGTGAGCGTCCTCAGCGCCTATGTGTGGGCGCGAGTATGGCCCATTCTCGGCAACACCCCAGACGATGACGCGACTGCCGTCCTTCGGTGCCGTGTCGATCGGCCTCCATACCCTCTCCTCATCCATGGGGCTTCTCCGTGAGGGAGGAGCGGGCGGCGTCTGCTGTGATGCCTAGGAATCGATCGATATCAGCGAAAGCCTGAGGCGTGAGCCATTCCCGTGGATGCTTGGCGTTCTTCCGTCCATTACAGGAGCGGCAGCATGGTAGTAGGTTGCCCATCTCTGTGCGGCCGCCCAGCCTGACCGGGACAAAATGATCCATGACCAAGTCGCAGTTATCGCTTCCACAGTAGAGGCAGGTTTTGAACTCGAATAATGCGAACAAGGCATCCCACCATCCCTGCGAGATGTAGCCCCCATTGTCTTGTTCGCGCGCACGCCTGAGCGCAGTATATCGCCGGCCCTTGGCGCGCTCTTTCTCCGGGTCCAGAATCCGCTTCTGGCGCTGATAGATTCGGCTTTTCTCGCGCTTGCTCTCCCGATGCTTTTCGGCCGACTTGAGTCGAATCTCCTTCCGGCGCTCCGGATTCTCTCTCGCCCACCTTGTGGCTTCTGCCTTGTAATGGTCTACGCGCAGGGCGTAGGTCTTCTTCCTCAACGCCCCGACACACTGTTTGCACGTGTAGCCAAGACCATCCGCTGAGGCGGTGCGCCGATGGAAGCATTCAAGCCCCCTTGCCTCTCGGCAAACGTTGCAGATCTTCATGACAGCCTCACATCGACGCCGTGAATTGACTTCATCAGGTGTTGGCGGATGCGGAATGCCGTGTCAGCGTACCCCTTGGAATCCTCGACAACCGTCTGGCCGTTCTCGACGTAACGGAAATCGGCCGTGAAGCGGAGCACAGACCGAGCACGCTTCTCGCCCGCAATCTTGACCTTGGGCGCGAGAATGTACCGAACTTGGCGCTCCAACTTGCTGATCAACCCAGCCTGCTCGAAGGCGCACAAGATCTCCCAGCGCTTCGCCTCGGCCTTTGAGGCAAAGCGCACGCCGTCGACCACAACAGGGACGTTGCGGTATTTGCTGGGCCGACGGGTGCGGATAGCGCTCACAGGATCGCGCTGACGCGGCTGGCGAGTTCGTTCAGGCGCGTAAGCTGCTCGCTGGTCGCATCCGTGAGCGACTGTAGATAGGCGTGAGAGCCGGGCGGCGGTGGCGCCGCGGGGTCCTTGGTGCTCGAGCTTTCCAATGAATTAACGGACTGGAACGCATTGAGTCTGGTTTCCAATCGGCTGTTGATCTCCTGAAGTATCCCGAGATTGCTTGCCAAACGCTCGCTCAACGATTCCATATCGGTGGTGCGACGGACGGGGTTGATTTCTTTCGCCGCGCCGGCAAAACCCTGGCTGGGGGTGAAGCCGGTGAGACCTGCCTGCGTATAGCCCGGTCCGATTGCTGAACTTCTTTCCATATCTTCTCTCCTTCTGGGACTACGCCCGTTTCAAATTGATTCCTGCGAGACAGGGTCCGCGGCGGAGCGCTGCAAGCGCGTAGCGCACTCATCTCTCTTTTCATTGAAGCAAGCCTCATCAACTTAAGCTTTCGTTCGTGTGCTCGTTTATTCCCCGGTGAGGCCAACCGGACTCGGGATATCTGCCTTGTGATGGATGGATAGTCCTTCATGTCGGCACCCGCTGGCGCCGCTCAAGGAACGCAGGCTGCTCTCCTACGATCTCGTCGAAGGTGCGGGTGTCGGCTGGCGCCCGTGCGATCACTGTGTCGCTGGCGACCGGCGCCTGCGGGCATAAGGGGTCGCGCTCCCCGGCCCTGCCCTCGTTACCTGTGGGCACAACCGCTGCCCTTTGGACGGGAGGCGTTGACGCAGCAGCGGAAGAAGCAATTACCGGGGAGCGCGATTCGTTTAAGGTGCGAGGGTCTTGCGGGGCGGGATGCAGTAAGCTGCCTGACGCGGTTCCGGAACTTCTAGCCGCCTCCTGTTCGGAGCCGCCGCCGCAAGATTCGTTGGCAGGAGGGGCGGCGGCGGTGGCACATTGCTCCGCGGTGGGTTCAGCACCGCCGTCGATACCGCCGCCCACGGAAACGTCGTCCACCAACGTTTCCGCTTCTCCTTCGGTGATTTCTCCTGTCTCGGGATGGTGGTCCATTTTCGCGGGTGCGATCTGTGCCGCCAGATTTGGACCGCGCCGCTGAACCGTCGACTTGGAAACACCCTCGGCCTCGGCAATGGCACGCTGAGATTGACCGGCAGCCAGGCGGGCATCGATGCGGTCCACCATGCCCAGCGCGTGCATGTAGACTTCTAGTAGCGTCTCCTGCTCGGCCCTGTCGGCGGCGTCCATGCCGCGCAGGCGCACCACCTTGCGCATGGTGGCCACGTCGTAGCCGACGCCCTTGGCTTCGCTGTAGACGTCCTTGATGTCGCCGCCGATCGCCTTGCGCTCCTCCTCGAGATTCTCGATGCGCTCGATGAACGACTTGAGGCGGTCAGCATTTACTGGCCCCGCCTTGGCCCGATTGCTGTTGTGACCAACGGTCATGCTGCCACCTCGTACTTCTGATGAAACAGAGCGGGCTCGTAGACGTAGAAGCCGCCGTCGTGCTTCACGATCCAGTCGCCGGCCTTCGCCTGGACGCGGCCGTCACGATTCTCGATGGTCATTGTTCCCGCCCAGCCGCTTACGAGGGCGTAGTCGAGCCACTCGCACATCTGCTGCAGTGGTGGCCATTCGCCATCCCATAGGCGGGCCTCTATTGGGTCAGTGCGGGGGCGGTAGAGGGTCACGTCGGGAACTCACGGACCATCAGATCAGCCGGTATCGGCGCCTTGTTGGTCATCTGCTTCATGAAGTAGGTCCGCTTGAGTTCGCGAGTCTGCCTCAGCAGATAGGCGGCCCACTCCGCTTCCATGTGGCGGGCCTTGTGTGCGCCTTGGTTGGTCTCACCGCCGACGATCACCCAGTCCGGCGCGTGTTTGTCGAGAATGATGCGGCCCAGCAGCGGCTCGAAACTGCCGAACGTGAACACGGGCTGCAGGCGCTGCTTCACCTCCCAAAGCTTCATCCGGTCGCGATCGTATTCCTCCTGGTTCGCCATCGTTGCCCCCACGGCGGCGTTCGGCGGCAGCGGCCGGCGGCCAGCAAAGGGGTCGGTCATCTTGACCACGTTGCCGATGCGTTTGGTTAACAGCAGCCAGGTCAGGAAGGGCGTTGCCTCGATCAGTCCGAACAGGTCGTAGCGCCATTGCTCGTCAACCTCGTTGTCGAAAACGTCAGCCAGTGAGGCGCAGAATACGTAGGTGGCGTCGGCCTTGGTTGCCGCGGCCCTATTCCAAGCAAGTGGTTCACGCCAGTTGGCAGGCGACGTGCGCTTCCGGTCCTCGCCGGCACCCCACTGCACACGCTTCCAGCGCTTGGCCATAAGGTTCTCGGCGTAGCAGCCATCGCAGGCCGGGCTGACCTTCGTGCAGCCGATCCACGGGTTGAACGTGTGGTCCGTCCACTCGATTGCGGTGATCTCGCCCATCAGTCGTGTCCCGTGCTGCAGGTCATCGTCCCTCGCGATCGCCAGCAATCCGCTCGGCCATGGCGTTGCGCAGCACCCTGTAGGCATCCAACATCCAGTCGCGCTCGATGCTGATGGTCACGAAACCAAGACGCAGGCCGAAGTAGAACAGGCTGAGCTGCACGTCGCGGCCGATGCCCCGCCACCAATGCACGGACAGGGAGATTGCTGGGCTCACTTCGCCTCCAGTTCTTGGAGTTTCTTACGAGCGGCGCCGATCTTGATGGCGTGCGCGGCGTCGGCTTGGCCGATCTTGTCGAGGAGCAACGCGCACATCTCGTCGTCCTGCAGCATCGCCATGACGTGTCGTGCCTGGGGGCTGGTCGTGCCGCCCTTCCAGTTCTCGACCGTCCTCGCACTCGGTAGCTTCAACCGACGCGCGATCTCCTTCGCCGAGAAAGGCCGCAGAAGCTCGGCAAAGGCCGCATTTATCGAATGCGTGCTGATTGCTAGGCTAGACACGTTCCGTTCTCCGCGCGTTTTGCGAGTAGTCGACCGCTGAGCTTTTTCCATACGTCTGCTCCATCCTCGAGGGATGGAAGACGACGCCGACAACTGGATACACATCGGCACTATCGCGAACGGCTTGGCTGCCAGGCTCGTGGCCGCTCGCGACAAGATTTCGGAGACCGCACGCAGTGGCGGTCTCACCGGCAGCGAGGCTGCCGACGCGCGCCAGGACGCCGAGCGGCGTACTCAGGGCGAGCGATTGAAGGGTGTCGGGGCGGCGTTTTGGCGTCACCGCCCCGGTGTCGACCGTTTCGGGAAATCTAAGACGGCCGACGGGAGTAAGCATGAAAGGGGTGGGTGCCCGTTGGGGGCGGGCACCCGTGCTGCGGCCGGAGTGGCTGACGGCCTTGGGGAGTGCAGCACATTGGAAATTCGAGTCACGCCGGCTAGGGGTGGTCGGTGTGCGGCCAGACCGACGACGGGAATGCCCCACGCGTCCGTCGTCGGTCCGGCCTGTCCCCCCGTCGAAAATCCCCAGCGTGTTGTGATAGAGGCGCTTCATGGCAGTGAGGCCTGATGACGTTCGCCCAGCGACGCCTGATATGCTCGGATCGCGTCGCGGCCCCGAAGTGTCTTGCCGTGCTGGCTCAGGATCATGCGAACCTTGCTCGGTGGCAGTCCGAGAGCAGCGGCGATTTCCGGGGCCGATTTCCTTGCATCGAACATCGCCACGACTTGGCGGTCACGCGCCTTCCGGGCGTCGTCACGCTCGATCCGCAGGGCCGACAGCCTTTCCGCTGTGGCGCTGATCTCGGCGTCTATGGTGGCGATGTCGCGCATCTAGGCTCGCCCCAGCACGACGGCGCGCACGATGCGATCGGCGACATCGGCGTCGAGAGTACCGGCGACTTCAGCCCCGACGACGCGCCGCAGGATCATTGCTCTTACGGAGCCGTCTTCGTCGATTGCCTGCGAGCGGAGCCGCTCAACGCCGCCGAAATGGTCAAATACGGTGCGGATGGATACCCCGGCGCGCGCAGCGACGTTCGCCGCGGCCGGTTGAAAGATGCCGTCCATCATCATCTCGCGGCAGGCTGCCAGCATGTCCCGCCGGCTGGATGCGGAGCGTTGGTTGCGACCGTCCGGCGTGCGCGTCACGGTCTCGATGCTCGTTTCCGTCTGGCCCAGCATCGCTCAGCCCTCCCCGTCCCTGGCGATCTCAATCCCGAGCGTTGCGGCAACATCGGAATCAGTGAAGACGGTTATGTCTCCGTCCAATGTTTCGAACAGACCACCGATATTCCCGGTGCCGTCGCCGTAGAGGATGCGGGTCTCGAATTGAGTGGCCCAGGTGTGGAAGCGGCGCTGGGCTTCGGTGGCGTCGAGATCTACCGACACCACGTCCGGGTGCTTGTCGGCGGGCTTCATGCGGCCTCGCGTGAGATGCCGCGCGCATCCGATAGAAGAACAAAACCACCCGGCGACCGCATGAGTGCATTCATCGCCCAGCACAGGCGGCGGGCTTCGTCGTGGTAGCGCTCCTTGGTTTCAATCGGCAGCGCGGCCCAGTATCGCGCCTCGGTCGTACCGAGCATCTTTGGCGACATGCCGTTGAACTCTACCCAGCAGATGCGCCGTGCGAGCTTCTCCATGGGCTTCATGCGGCGGCCCTCAGCTCAGCGGGAATCGCGGGGTGAGAGAGGATCGTGCGGGGGTACGTCTCGCCGGTCCGGCCGTAGCCGAGATGCGCACGCAACGTCCGGTGCAGCTGCTTTTCGTCGGCCAACGACGCCGGCGCCGTCGCCAGCAAGATATGCTGGACCGGCACGCTCTGCTCGCTGACGCGCTTCGCCGGGTTCAGCGAGAAGCCGATCTTGACCCAACTCTTTCCGACCGACGCGACGTAGATGAACCCCTCGCCGGCTCGAATGCGCGCCCAGCCGCGATGATGGCTTTCGGCGCGGCGGCGCCGATATTCCGGATCGCGCCAGCGGTCGATTGCGGCTTCCGAGCGGGCCATCAGGCAGCACGCCTACGCTTGGGTGCCGGCCCGTAGATGTCCGGCCGCAATTCATACCGAGACACACCCGTAACGCGCTCGACGCTGAGCACGTGCTTTGCGGGTACGTCCTTCCACAGGGAGATGGCTTGAGGTGTCAGACCTATCGCACGCCCCAGTGCTGTTGGACCGCCGGCAGCTTCTTTCGCTCTATCGAGAGGGCTCATGCCTGAATGAAAGCATAGCTTTCAATCAGTTGCAAGTATCTCTTTCGATGCTTTGAAAGCGATGATTTTTCATCCTCCGGCCATGACTATCAACAAGCAGCGCGGGGAGCGGATTCGCGAGGCCCGTAAGAGCGCTTTCAGGAGCCAGGAGGCCCTTGTCGCGGCCATGAAAGCCCGGGATGTCGGCGTTAGTCGTGGGGCAGTCGGCAACTGGGAGTTGGGCGGCGGCATCGAAACCGACCACTTGGCGCTCATCGCCGAGCTGACGGGCCACTCCCTTCAGTACCTGCTTTCCGGAAAGCAGCCGAAGCGGACGACCCCAAGAAACGCCAGCGAGGCTCCCATTCACCCGCCGGCCGGCCTGCGGCTTCAAGACATACAGGCCGCCTTGTTTCCAAACCTGCCTGCCTTAATCGGCATCGAGAATGAGCAGATTTGGAATGGTTTGGTTGAATATTCCGGCGACTTGCCGGTTGCGATTGCCCAGACGGTGGCCGTGAAGACAGGGCTACCCCTAGGCTACATCCAGGATGGCGATACTAGCGACTTGACGCGCGACCAAGCCGCGTCGCTGCTTGAGCATTGCCTTCGTCATCGTGGTACACCCAAGAGCTGAGAAGCCGGGCCGCCAGCTGCAGAACGCGTCTCGAATCACGGGGGTCAGGAGGCAGATCGGACACAATCTTGGCCGCCCACCTCCGCAACCTCTGCTCCCTCACTACGCCGCTGTGCTCACTCGTTGCCTGCATCGTTTCCCCCATCCTGTTTTTGTTGGTTTATCCGACGTTGGGCAAATTACGCGCGCCAACAACTTGCATCCTGAATGGCGTCTAACGGCAGCGTCAAACTTTGCGATTACAACCTCACCTTATTGTTACGGTTGTTCTGCCGAATGCTTTTTTCTCGCGTGTGCATGGCGAGTTGGTTGCCGGAAACATTAGGTGGCTTTGTATTTTAAGCCGGACCTAGAATTTTGCCGCCCGACTTCGAGCATGCGCCTGCCTTCATCTTGACCGTTGCCGTCATATCAACGGCCAACGAGCACACCACCATTTCGCCGTCACCGTACTTGCGACCGGATGTCGGTTTTACGTCTCGAACCTTATCTCCAGAAGCGGCCCCCAGGATGACGCCGCCACCGGCGGCGCATGGTCTCGCGCCGAGCTCAACCCCTTTCACAAGGTGCGGATTATCGCTCTTTGGAAAGCTGCACATAACGCGCTCATCGTTGTCATATCGTTGGCCGCTGGCGTCCTTTTGAGGCAGGGGAACCGGCGTTGCCGGCGGGGTCGCGGACGCCAGATACCACCCCTTTGACGACATGCAGCGTCCAGCAAACTCCTGGGCATCCAACACTGGGAGAAGTACGCCGCGCGAAAACGTATGCGACACTGCCCGGGTGTCGCGCTCGCATTCATAGGCGTCACGCTGAAAATCGGCGCTGGAAGCGCCGGGCTTAGTCCACTGGAGATTATCTGCGGCGCAGCCCGACGCGAACATCAGGCAGATGACCAGTGCGATTCCTCTCATCAGTCAATCCCTCCCCCAAAGGTTGAGTGTCGCGCGTCAGGCCCAACCCGGAAAGGGCATATGCCCGAGGGCTTTTCCGCTTCTGGCCACCATTATCCACCGTCCGTGAAAGTATTGCTTTCGTACTACTTGCACTAAATTGAAAGCTATGCTTTCATACGCCTCACCACCCCAGAGGCGCACCCCATGCACCCCGCCGACCGTACCGCCGAAAAGTCCATCGCCCAGCGCCTGGCCGCCGTTGGCCTCGGCTACCGGTACGACGGGAATGCGCGCGGCCCAATGATCTTCGTCAGCGCTACCGGTGAAGAGCTTGGCCGCTTCCACGTTCTGCTGCCGTGCGAGCGCGCGGCCGGCATCCCGGCGGCTCAGTGATGACCGGCCTCATCGTCGACAACTTCGCCGGCGGCCCGATGCGTGTGCTCATCGGCTGCGAGACCTCCGGCATTGTGCGCCGAGCATTTGCCGAGCGTGGCCACGACGTCTGGTCGATCGACGTGCTGCCGGCAGAGGATCGCAGCAACCGGCACATCGTCGGCGACATCCGCGACTATCTCGATGACGGCTGGGACCTGCTGGCAGTCATGCATCCGCCCTGCACGCGGCTCTGCAACAGCGGCGTGCGTTGGCTGTCGGTGCCGCCGCCGGGCAAGACCGTCGAGCAAATGCAAGCCGAGCTGCGCGAAGGCGCGGCCTTGTTCTCCGACTGCTGGAACGCTCCGATTGACCGCATTGCCGTGGAGAACCCGGTAATGCACCGGCACGCCAAGGCGCTGATCCGCAACTATCGAGACCCGGCGCAGTCGGTGCAGCCGTGGCAGTTCGGCCACGGCGAGGTCAAGCGCACCTGCTTCTGGCTGAAGAATTTACCGCCCCTCAAGGCCACCAACATCGTGGCCGGCCGTACCCCGCGCGTGCACCGCATGTCGCCCGGGCCTGATCGTTGGCGCGAGCGCAGCCGGTTCTTTCCCGGCATCGCCGCCGCGATGGCTGACCAGTGGGGCGGCCACGCACTCGACCGGGCTCAAGTCGCCTAACACCCAGGAGCACCACATGCCGTTTGACAGCAGCCAACAGTTTCCCGCCCCGCCCGTCGACATCGGAGCCGAGAGGTTGCGAATCCTGGCGGATTGGCTTGAGGCCAACGACCCGCACCCGTTCAACATGATGGACTTCTCTTGTTGCGCGCTTCACTACGCAACCACGATCCCGGCTTTTCGCGAAGCCGGTCTCCACTCCAATGGGGGCTGGCCATCGCTTCCTCGCATGCGCGGCAGGCCCGGGTTCCATGGTCCGTTCGCCGTCGCGGCGGAATTCTTTGGCATCGACCAGCACACCGCCGGCAGCCTGTTTGCGAACTGGTCGACTGTGACGCCGATCGAAGCGGCCTCCCACATCCGCGGGCACCTCGCCGAGCGCGCCGCCCGCGCGGAGTTGGTGTCGTGAACGCGCTCACCATCGGCGCCGCGGCGCGCCATCCCTCGCACGGCACAGGCCGAGTGACGACCGTCGCCCGTGACTGGCGTGGCTGCATCACCGGAGCCGAGGTCGAGTTCACGATTCGCGGTATCGCCCGCCGTCTGCCCTGCCAAGCACGCGACCTCACCGTCGTGGACGCGGCTAGGCCGGCGTTGGCCTTGGTTGAGCCGGTGGTGGCGTAGATGGCGATCCCCGAATTTGGCCGACTGGCTATGCGCGTCGAGGGCGATTGGTGGGTCGCCTACTTCGCCAATCCCAACACCATGGATCGCGCTCTACAAATTGGGCGCGTCCACATGTCTGTCGCCGGCATCCACAAGGACGAGACACTCGAATACTTCAAGGGCGTCGTCTCCAAGATGGTCAAGACTGCGGCTGGCCACGATTTGGTGTGGCCAAACGCGCCACGAACTGCGCCCGAGCATGAGAAGGTCGGGAGATCGTGATGACCATCGAAAACGGCATCCTCTACATCACCGTATCTCCGCTGCGGCACTACACGGTTCCAGCTTGGTTGCCGGTTGCGGTGGGAGTGCTGGTGGTGGCGGCGTTCGCTGCCGGAATGGCGGTGGACAAGATCGCGAAGGTGTTCGCATGACCGACCGTCGGCGCTTCATCTTCACTGCCAACGGCCGCACCGCCGACGCGAGTGCGATCGGTGCTGAGCACGTCGGCCTCGCGCTATCGACGGACGGCATCGCAGTCTCGTTGATGCTGCCCCTCGACGAGGCGAAGGCGCTCGTCAACGCCGTGCAGGAAGCAATCACCTACGCCGAGAACGTCATCGCGGAAACCGGCTTGGGTGAGTCGGCGGTCGAGGGAGTGGCGACGTGAAGCGCGCCCACAACAAGAAGCAGCCGACTCCACAAGTTGAAGCCGTTTATCGCCAGATCGGAGCGAAGGTCGAAGGCATCCGCGGCGTGCTCGGCATCACACAGGCCGAGCTTGCGTCTCGCTGTGGGCTGGAGCGCGCGAGCATCGCTAATCTGGAAACCGGCCGGCAACGTTGCCCGCTTCACGTGATCGAGAACATCGCTCGCGGTCTCGGCACGACGCCGAAGAACCTAATGCGGGGGATTTGGACATGATGAGCGAGCGGTGGTTCCGCGAATTCGAAAGGCTGCTCAGCGAGAAGCAAGACGCCGGGCGGAGCTTTGACCAAGCATATCGCGAGGCTACGTCAGAAACGGACGTATCGCTCCGTGAACGGCTGGCGGATGCGGCCGACCGCGCCAAGAAGCGGGAGCGCGGAGAATGACCACCCCCGACATCCGCCGCTCCATGCACCTCCCGCGCTCGATGGATGTACCTCGCGCACGTCGCAGGCTCCACCCGCTGTGGCTGCTGGTCGGCGTGATCGCGCTCGGCGTGGCAATGATCTTGTTCGGCAAGGCGAACGCTATCGAGCTTCAGCCTCCAACCTGGGAAATCTTCGTCTACGTCGCCGGCAAGGATCTCCGAGAGGACAGGTCGTCAAACCGCCCGCTGTACGCCGACAAGCGCAGGACGTTCACGTCGTTCGTCGAGTGCCGGGACGAAATCGCCTTCGTGAAGGTGCAGCAGTCAGGGCTTCGGCTGCGGTGCGATCGGGTGGAGGTGAGGCGATGACGAAGATTGCGTACAACAACTGCTTCGGCGGTTTCTCGATCAGCGATGCTGGCGTTCGCCGCTATGCCGAGATCAAGGGCATTACCCTCTATCCGGAGCAGCCCGATGGCGCGTACGCCTCTTTAATGTCGGCGGTCTATTGGACCGTCCCACCCGAAGAGCGCGAAGGAAAGTATCTGGCGGATGACGCTTTCAACGCGGCTCCTTTGGAGGCCAAGACGGCATCGAACGCATTCTACTTCAAGCACACGATTAACGTCCGAGATTTCTACCGCGCAGACCCCGTCCTCATTCAAGTGATTGAGGAACTCGGAGACAAGGCGAACGGCGATTGCGCGAAGCTCGCCATTGCGGAAGTCCCCGCCGGCACGAAGTACCGCATCGACGAGTACGACGGCAACGAGTCCGTCATGACCGTCGAAGACTACGAGTGGCAGACGGCATGAACGCCTGGGACCTCCGGGAGACCGCTGTGCGCATAAGACGCCGCTCCCATGGTCGGCCGAGTCAAGCGAAGCCGACAACGCGCGACCCCGATCGATATAGTCGGACTAGAGGAATGACGCTCGTAGAAAAGATGGAGTTTTACACCGACTGCGGACTCGATCCGACAGGGTGCTGGCTTTGGACTGGCGTCCTTTACAGGGGAGGCTACGCGCAAGTCTACCACGATTACCGCCGCCGCAGGGCACACGTCGTGGCCTGGGAGATCAAACATCGGTGCACGCTGTTGGGTGACTTGATCGTCTGTCATCGCTGCGATGTGCGCCGGTGTGTGAATCCGAGCCACTTATTCCTCGGCGACCACGGCGACAATGCGAGAGACCGAAACTCAAAGGGTCGCGCAGCACCGAAGACCGGCGAGAACAATGGACGAGCCCGCCTCACTCGTGAGGTCGTTATAGAATCGCGGCGGAGGGCCCTGCAGGGCGCACGCATCTCCGATCTCGCTGAACTTCACGGCGTGAACCTGTCTGTCATGCGCGCCGCTATCAAAGGCGACACCTGGGCCAGCGTCCCCGATTTTCTTCCAATGCCAGACTTGAGGCGCGCCAATGATTCATCGTTCAAATCCCGAGCCGCTTAGATGTTGTTTTTGCGATTGCCGATGTCGAGACGCCAACGAGCTGATCGAGCACGAGCGGGAGCATCGGCGGGAGGAAGCGGCCGTCGATGCCTGTAACGATCGTTGCGCCGTCGATCTTGATCACCACCCCTTTGCATTGAGGAGAGAAGCATGCCTGACACTATGATTCCCGAACAGTCCGACGCAGCGCCGCTGTATCGGAATCGTTCCCCAGAGATTGCCAAGCTCGCCGCCGCCCTCTGCAAGGCACAGGGTGCGATGGAGGGCGCCAAGAAGGACGCCGAAGCCGTCATCACCGGCCAGAGCAAGCGCACGTATGCCGACCTCGCCAGCGTGTGGGACGCGGTGCGCAGGCCACTCGCTGACAATGGCCTAGCCGTCATCCAATTTCCGCGCACGGTCCAGAGCGGCGTGGAGATCGAGACGACCTTGGTTCACAGCAGCGGCGAATTCATGTCGGATGTGCTGTGGGTGCCGTGCGGCAAGTTCGATGCGCAAGGACTCGGCTCAGCAATCACTTATGGCCGCCGATATGCCCTCATGGCGGTTACTGGAATCGCACCCGTCGATGACGATGGCGCGGCGGCTGTCGCCTCCCACAGGCCTGGCGCGCCTGGCTCTGCCGGCGGCGGCACGGATTTTCGCCCCGATGGACCGCGCCGCATGCCGACCAACAACTGGGTAGATGACGCCGCCAAGGACGGCATAGTCGACAATGGTCGCGCCAAAGGACAACTGCCCGGCAAGGACGCAAAGGGCAACGCCAACGGCACCGCTGCCCAGAGCGCCATCAAGCGTGTCGAATGGGTCAAGAAGTCGATCGAATGCTTCGCGCAGGCGCAAACCAAGGACGAACTGCAGACCTGGTGGAAGACCGAAGCCGAGCGGCTGGCGGTCATCGAGTCGGCCATGCCGAACGAGTTTGAAAGGCTCATCGCGGCATACGATGCGGCGATTGAGCGAACGGCATCACGGGCGGCCTGAAATGTCTACCTCTACCCGCGGCTGGACCCGTGCGCGCAAACTAGATCACTACATCGACAAGTCCGGTGGACCTGACGCTTGCTGGCTGTGGAAAGCTTCTACGGACACCGTTGGTTACGGTTCATTTGAATGGCGCAAGAAAAAGCATAAAGCGCATCGCGCGGCATGGTCTGAGGCATATCAGCGAGAAATCCCGCCGGGAATGGTCATCTGCCACAAGTGCGACGTGCGGCGATGTTGCAATCCGGCGCACCTGTTCTTGGGAACGCAGCTAGAGAACATCGCCGACAGGAACGCCAAAGGTCGACAGGCGCGCGGTGCCGCCCTCGCTGCCGTGCTGCCCCGAGGGCAAGACCACCCCACGGCGAAGCTCAGCCTAGAGGAAGCGCGAGAGATCAAAGCGGCAACCGGCAGTCATTCAAACATCGCCGCCCGCTACGGAATCGCACAGTCGACAGTAACCCGCATCAAAAACGGAAAAAGATGGAGTCACATCAATGTCTGATCGCCTTGGGATAGGCGGCAACGCACCGCCATTGGCCGAGCGGCTCAAGATCGACCACGCCGCCCTCGCCTCTCAGGTCACAGAAGCCGCCGGACTGGTTCCAGCCGAGCTCGCGCCGATCGCCAACGAGGAAGACGCCGGCGGCTACATCGAAGCGGCCAGGACGCTCCGCGATCTGGTCGGAACCACGGGCGCTGTCGAGAAGGCTCGCAAAGCCGAGAAGGACCAAATCCTCAAGGACGGCCGGACGATCGACGGGTTCTTTGCCGCCATGGCCGAGCCCGCCAAGAAGTCCCTGGATCGCGTGCTGGGCGAGATCAACCGCTACCAGCGCGCCAAGCTTGAGGCCGAGCGAAAGGCGGCCCAGGAGCGGGAGGAAGCCGACCGTAAAGCTGCAGAGCTTTTCGACGAATCCCCTCCCGCTCCAGTCGCCCCGGTCGCAGTCAAGGAAGCCGCCCGCGTCACTTCCATCTCGGGCGCGAAGGCGACCGCCAGCCGTAAATGGGTCCACGAGGTGACGAACGCTGCCGACGTGCCGCGCCAATACCTGATGATCAACGATGCGGCCATCAAGGCGGCCATTGCCGGCGGCGCACGGGAGATACCGGGCTGCCGCATCTACGAAGACGTGCGGACGGCCATCCGATGAACGCCCCGTTGCGCCCCACTCCGCACTTCATCGACGCCGACGCCCTTTGCGACGAAGCAGAGAGCGCCGGCATGGCCTGGGCCGACGCGAAGGCCGCAGCCGACGCACTCGAGGAAACCAAGAAGTCCGTCCTGGCGCAGGCGATGACCGGCTACATGGCGGAAGGCATGCCCGGCAACAAAGCCGAGGCCAACGCCCTCGCCGATCCAGCCTACACCGAATTCCTGCGCAAGATGGTCGCCGCCGGGAAAGCCCGCGATCGCGCCCGCGTTCGGTACGACATCCTGCGGACCCGCATCGAGTTGCTACGCACGAATGCCAGCACCGAGCGGGCAGCAATGAGCATGCGATGACAAGCGTTCTCCAAATTTTGTTCGCGCTGTCCGTGTGGTGGTGCGGGCTAACCAACTTCTTGGCGCTCTGGATACTGTTTACGGCGCCCCGCGAAACCATGCGCGACGATGGCAGTGTGTTCCGCTACTTGGTCGCCATGTCAGCAGCGTCCATCGCCGTCACTGCTGGCATCGCGGCGTTGCTTCGATGAGCCGTGCCGGGTTTTCCAAGCCAGTGAAGCGCGAGGCCCTGCGCCGCTCCGGCAACCTGTGCGAAGCCGTCGGCCCGATGTACGGGCTCGAGCCCGGCCAGCGCTGCAACGCTCCCCTCGGATACGGCGTCGAGTTTGACCACGTAGTGCTGGAGGCGAACTCCCACGACAACAGCCTGGAGAACTGCGCATCGGTCTGCATCCGTTGTCACAAGCACAAGACGACAAAGCACGACACGCCGATGGCCGCCAAGACTGTCCGCATGCAGGACCGACACAGCGGCGTCAGCAAGAAGCGCAGTTCGTTCCCCAAGAGGCCGCCCGGTGTCCGATATGACTGGCGTCTGGGCCGCAATGTCAGAGAGGCAACATGAACGAACGTCAGATTGGGCTTGCCCGCCACGCCCTTGGCCTTTCCTATGAGCGCAAATCGTATCGCAATTACTTTGTGACGGGTGAAGGCACGACCGACTTTCCTGACTGGGAAGCAATGGTCGCCGGCGGATTCGCCACCCGGCGCGGACCGCTAAAAATCTTCGCCGGTGACTACTGCTATCACCTTACGCGCGCTGGTGCCATGGCTGCACTGCGCAAGGGCGAATACCTCTGTTCCGAGGACTGGCCCGAAAGCACCGTCAACGGCCAGACTGTTCTGAGAGAGGCAACATGAGCGAAGCCGCGCCCTGCCCTATCCATGGGTACGAACACATTCTCGAATACATAGACACAGAAGATTGCGTGTCGGTGTTCAGGTGTGTGCCTTGCATTAGAGATGGGAATTATCCGACAGGGGTACCAGTGAAGGTTGTGGTGCTGGCTCGCTCACGCGAGCGGGCGGACTGAGGCTAACGGAGGAATCAAATGGCACTCAACGAATTCTATGGGAGAACAATCATGAACGGACTGCGGAAAGACTGGACTTTTGAGTACACCGCGCGCGATCTGGCGGCGGCCGCAATCAAGCAGCGTGAGGATAGAACCGCCCGCAAAAAGCGCTGGGAGGACCAGTACGCCAGCGTGATGGCCGAGGTAAAAGCCAGCGGCATCGAAGTCAGCGAGAGTCTGGCCAATGCGGTCAGTAACTCGACTTACGGACGCGGCCCCCAAGTGATGGTGCGAGCCGATCTGCAAACCAAACTGAGCGAGTGCCATTCTCGCATCCAGACGCACGACAACGCCGCTCGCGAGTACGACGCATGGTCTCTCGTCTTGGCAGCCAACGAAGAGGCGCGCCTTAAGTTGAACCACGCCGACTGGCTCTATTTCTTCGGCGGCCTGAGCGTCGAAGACGAAGACGACGAATAACCCGTCGCAAAGCGCCGTAGTCACCACAGGAAATAGAACATGAGCACAGAAGAAGCGCGAGCAGCAGCGCAAAGGATACTGGACTACTGGGGGCCGGACTACGGGAATGAGGATGAGGTCATCGTCGCCCGCGCCTATCTCGCCGCCCTCGTATCCCCGCCCGCTGGGGGAGCGGTGGCTTGGCCCGACGAAATGAAGGCGCGCTTGGCCGAAGCATTGAGATGCCACGCGGGATCTCCGCACCATGAAGACGCGGCTGAGGCTATCGTTTCTGCGCTTGAGCCGTTCATCGTTCTTCGCGCCGCCCTCCCAGTGTCTGCGGTCCCCGTGGATGGTGGTGGCGCGCCGCCATCTCCCGGTGTGGGGCGGGATGAGGTGGAGCTATCACGAGAGCCCGGCACGTGCCGATGTGGTTGCGCACCAATCAATGAGGCCGGTCTATGCGCAACATGCGTGGACGAAGATCGCGCCGCTCGTCGTCCGCAAACTTCGAATGCTGATGACTGGCAATTGTGGTTGATTGAGCGCGTCGGACTACAGGACGAGACGGGCAACGGATGCGCCTTCCTCGGGGTCCAGATCGTCGAGGCAATCGAGGAACACCAGAAGGCGCTCGCCCGCGAAGTATACGGGCTCGCGGAAGACACGGCCGCTCGCTTCTCGGACCTCGCCTCAGAGGATACGCCCGAGGGGCACTACGCGCGTGGTGCCATTCATCAGGCCAAGAGCATTGCCCGCGCGATCAACGCCATCATGCCGTACTCCCGCGACCCGGCGGCGCTCGAACGCCAGAAAGGAGAAGTCATGACCCCAGATAAGAACATCAACCAGGCCGTTTCCGCGACCGAAGCCGTCGCCGCCCTTCGTGAGTGGCTCGAAGCGCATGGCGCTATGGTCCATTTCCTCTTGAGAGGTCAAGACGGCGATGCCGATCGGGCGCAATGGGACGCAGCGCATCGAGTGATCAGCAAGCGACAGAGCGATGCTATTGAGCGCGCAATTGCCATTGTCGATGCTGCCAAGAAACACGGGACGAGAGAATAAGGCCATGATTATCCAACAAGAATGTCGTTTCTGCGACGGCCACGGTCGCATCCACAGCGGCCCGTTCAACAGCAACGACCCGTGGGACGACGGGAGATCTTGCCCCAAATGCGGCGGGACTGGCGTGGTCGATGTCGACTTGGAGGATGAGATCGATGACTAGTGCAGAAGCCGCCGCGATGGTCGACCGCCTGATGGATGCGATTGTAGAGAAGGAGAATGCCGACGATCGCGCCCGTCGTACGGCGGCAACGTTGGAGTTTATGAACGCCAGGGCTGACTTAATTCGATCCCTCTCACAGGATGGGGTGGAACATCTGAAGTATGTCGCTACAGCACGCGAGTCGCTGCTGTCCGCTAACGCGGCGCTGAGGTGTCATGAGTCCGACATCGGCCGTGAACTGTCGGATGACTATGAACTCGGCCGCATCGAGGAGAGTCGGAGCTTCCCGTCTTTTCGCATTCGCGTCGGGCACATTCGCCAATGGGCGACCGCCCTCAAGTCCCTTTCCCCCTCCCCAGGGGGAGAGGGAATACGGGCGGCGGCGCTGGCGTTAGCCGATGCGGCCGACGACGTGGGCGTGAAGTATTTTGACACTGACACGATGTCGCCCGAAGTCGAGGCGATGAAAAAGGCAACACTCACGCTCCGTTCTCTCCTCCCCCATGCCGGCGGTGAGGGGGAGAAGGGATAGTAGTGGCGCACTGCGTGCGCAGGCGGACTGAGGTTACTGGAGGAATCAATGGGCGATGCCATTTGCGCTGTATGCGGAGAAGTCGAGCGCTTCCCGCACGACCATCGGTCGGACAATGGCGGTCTAGATGACGGACCGACTATCCGGTCGCCGAGGCGCAAGCCCGCACCCAAGTCCGCAGAAGCGTTGAAGAACATCCGTGCAAGAGCTTGGGCAACCAGAAGGGCAAAATACGGCCAGCGCGGCCATAGGTGAAAGGACCGATTCAATGACGACCGACACTGACGCTAGGCCAATGACGCTCGTGGAGCGCCTTCGCAATCCAGCGTGGGACGGCATTCCGGGTGAGCCTGCGCGACTCAACATTGAGCAGACGCGAGAGGTAATGGACGAGGCCGCCGACCTGATCGGGGCGTTGTGGGCGCTCGTGGGTGATGCAGCGAGGCATCGGTCATGACCGAGCAAGAACAAGCCTATCGCTTCATGCAGGACATCCTGCGGGAGCCGGACTGCTGCGACCCTGACTTAGTCGTCCTTGCGGAGCGATTCGACAAGGCAGTAGCGCTGCTACGGAACATCAATGACCTGTTCTACGACCACCCACTGCCAGCAAACGAGACGCTGGCCGAAGAGGTGCGCGAGTTCTTCGGGCTGCCGCTATGACGCACTCCTGCGCGCCAAGGTCCGCCCGCGCAGCGCCGAAGGCGCGTAGCACATGAGTGAGATAGACATCGCGAGCGCCCGAGCGATAGCCGAAAGCTATCACCCCGACGACATGAAGTTCGATTGGCGAGATACGGTCTTGTCGATGTGCTCGGAACTCACCTCCCTCCGCCAGCGCGTCAAGGAGCTGGAGGAGACACAATCGGGCATCGAAGCGCACATCCACGAACTGTGCTGCCGAGCGGCCGACGACAACAGGCTAAAAGGCGACATCCACGCTGCAAGAGACTATCTCGCCCGCCGCGCCCTAGGGGGAAAGACATGAGCTGGAATTACCGAGTGTTCCGCTGCGCCAATCCCGATGGCTCGCCCTACTACGAGATTCGCGAGGCCTACTATGACAAGGACCGCAAGGTAGACGGCTGGACGGAGCGCGGCTCCGCGCCGATGGGCGACACCTTCAAGGAGCTGATCGGCGACCTTGCGTTGATCATGGCGGCGCTAAGCCGGCCGATCCTTGACGGTGAGACCGGCCTAGAGTGCGAGCCGGCACAAATGCTCGCCGACGATCTCCAGCAATGGCTGGACGCCAGAGCCGAGGCGAAGGGCGAAGCCTGACATGACCTTCCCTCTCCTGCATCCCGTGACTGATATGAGGGAATGATGAGCAACGACGATCCTCGCCTGACGATCAAGGAGGCGGCCCAGGAGCTGCGCCTGTCGATCGCCATGGTCTACGTGCTTTGCAAGGACGGCCGGCTCGAGCACGAGCGGGACGGCCGCCGATGCTTCATCCCTCGCAGTTGCCTCAAGGCATATCGCCTCTCTATACGGAAACCAGCATGGGCTTTGAACTCCGCCGCGATGGCCCCCTCGGGAACTGGCACGCCTTCTGGTCAGAAGGACGACGCTCAAAGCGCCGCAGCACGGGGACGCGAGACCGCGAGAAGGCTGATATTTGGCTCGCCGCGTTCATCACCGAAAAGAACCGTCCGGCGGTCAACGCCGAGCCCGAGCAGTACGGCATAGGAACGCTGATCGACCAGTATTGGCGCGACAAGGGTGCCAGGGGCGACGGCGCCAAAGCCAACAAGTCGCATATGAAGCATGTTCGAGACTTCCACGCGGATGACACGGTTGCAGACCTGACGGAAGATCGCCAGCAGGCCTACGAGGATGCGTGCGTGGCCGAAGGCGCCGCCAACGGCACAATCAATCGACGCCGCGGCATCCTGCGATCTGCCCTGCGACACGCCTTGCGCCGCAAACGCATCACCGCCATTCCCATCATTCCCTCGCTCGAGGAGCCCGAATCGTCGGGTAAGTATTTCACGCGCCAGCAGGTCGCCTCGCTGCTACGCGGGGCGCGCAAAGAACGCCTGCACCACATCGCCCTGTTCATCTGCCTTATGCTCGCCACCGGCCACCGCAAGACGGCGACGCTAGAGCTCACCTGGGATCGCGTGGATCTGGAGGCCGGAACGGTCGACTTCCGCATACCGGGCAAGAAGCACAGCAAGAAGAAGCGGACCCGGGCCGCGCTGCCCGACAAGACCATCCGCCTCCTGCGGAATTGGCGGAAGCGGTCGCCGGGGCCGCACGTGATCTCCGCGAGTGGCCGGTTCATGATCAATTTCCGCCGGCACTGGAAGCGCACAGCGAAGGCGGCCGGGATGCCCGAGGCCGGCACGCACACGCTGAAGCACACAGCGGCAACCTGGGCGCTGCGCGTGGCGTCAGCTTGGCTGGTCGAGGGCCAGATGGCTACCAGTGCCAAGACCTTGATGAAGGTCTACGGCCGGCACCTGTCCGAGGATCTCAAGTCCGTTGCCGAGATGGTGGCGCATTCACGCCCGGGTGCCCGATCAGTGCCCGACAGAAAATCGACGGAGCCTCCAAAGAAGAAGCGGACCGCGCGTAAAAGTGCTAAGAATAAGGACCCGGCGATGGTGGGCGCGACAGGGATTGAACCTGTGACCCCTGCCATGTCAAGACAGTGCTCTACCGCTGAGCTACGCGCCCATCGCCGAAGGTGCGGTCGTCTACATCGCGGCCTTCGGATTGGCAAGTGCGGGCCGATC